CCTCCTTTTGTCTATAGCTAATTGTTCATAATTCATTGATTTAAATTAAATGATGTTGCAAAGTTACACTCTTTTGCACAAAACCAGCGGAAATGAGAATATTTTTGTGTTAAACTTTATAAAAAGTAACAATCTGAAAGTTTTGTTATCATTTTATCGTTTAAGTAACAGAAAATAAGGCGGTCACCATGTGGCAAACCGCCTTATCTTTTAGAATATATATGAAAACCAATGGTAACGCTTCCTGCTCTCAAGATACGTGAGGTTCTCCTGATTGGCATAAACCTCCCTCTCAAAAGATATTGCCCGATAAGCCTTATGGCTATCTCTAAGCATGATAAGCCTGATAAACCATTCGATGAGATACCAAATATAAAAGAAAACGTAAAGCATTTCCTTCATCTGCTCGGTATGTATCTGTTCGTGATTGAGCGATACATCACTAATCTTTTTGTCTCTTCGTGTGAAGAGAACCCCGAAGAGGTTCACGTAACTGAAACCTCTAGGGGGAATAATTCTGTTCTTTACTATCTTCATACTTTTGTTTTTAAACGAATTTTACTGAATCTATATCTCTTCTAACTCTATTATTCTGTGTACCGCATCATTACAATCCTTATTGAAAAGTCCTATTGTTCCTTCAGCACGTCAGCAAATACAGCTCCTCCTTCCGTCCAAATCTCAATCTCGTACCCTCCATCGAGAATTGCATCAATCTCCTCCTCGGTCGGCATTTCCTTTAATATCTTCTTCATCTCTCTTATTGATTATGTTCTTGGCGATGTTCATAAAAATCGCCTTTTCCGTGTATTTGTATTTAAGCTTTACTACATCAAAATGGCCTTCTATATAGCAGTACTCATAGAATTTCTGCGGTAACTTCGCCATTATCCTGCGTTTTGTAGCGTATTCATTATAGTGTGACATAATGCCGAGATAGGAATTGACGGAGACAATCTCCTTCTTTATATCATCAATCATCCCCATTTCAGCAGCCCTGCCTAATCTTTCCACGGCGGAAGCAAAGCTGTTGATGGTGTGGTTGGCAACATATACTCTACCAGGCTTAATGACCGCACCCGTAAACTGAACACCTTTGGAATAATGCTGTAGATAGAATTTCTTTTCGTTGAGCCTTAGACCCAGCTTTCCGAGTTCTGTTCTGAGCATAGGGATAACCGATAGCAGCTTCTCTTTGTCCTTGCTTACGAATGATATATCGTCCACATACCTATTATGCCTTACGCATACGGCATCTACTTTCCAATCTATCACATTCAGCAGGAAGTTCGCAAACAGCTGGGCAAAGAGATTGCCGATAGCAATTCCTCTGTCTTCTCCGTTGGTAAACAGTGACTTCTCCTTTGGGATAAAGTTCCACATCCAAAGCGGACTCCTTCGCTCACAGTTTAGTTCTGGTCTGTGCATAATGACAAGATTGCAAAGCCATCTTAGGTCTTCCTTGTCGTCTCCTTTATAGTGCTCAACTACAAAATCATCTACCATCTTTGCAAGAATGTGCTTAGGAATGCTCATAAAGAAACCCTTCAAATCAACCTTCATTACATAGGCATCCTTGGTGTAATTCTCACTCTCCTCACGAATATCTTCAGCAAGTTGAGTAACGCCAGCTAACTGACCTTTCCCTTTGCGGCAGTTGTAGGTTCTGTCGCAGAATATCTGTTCAAACAGTGGCTCTAATCTTAACGCAATATAATGATGAATGATTCTATCTCTGAACTCACCCGCAAACACCTCTCTGTAGCGAGGATAGCGGACGACAAAGCAGATAGATTTTCCGATTTTATACTGACGTGAGTTAACTTCATTCATAAGTTCCACAAGATTGTGAACATAATCAAGCTCGAACTCCGTAGCTCCGACTGTGCTCCGCTTTCTTTTACGGCAGTCTAAATATGCTTCTAATATCGTTTCAAAATCTATCATTTACTATTTATCCTGAATACGTCTTCTTCATTAGTGCTGAAACAGGACGAACCCTGTTCTGATTGAACTTATAGTTGTTGTTCACGCTGCCATCGTTCAGATTCAAGTTCCAAGCGTTGGTCGCCGAGTTCTGGGTTGTCACTACATTATCTTGTTCTTTACCATATATGATGGTAGTAGCCCATTTATTCGGAAGACTGTTCTCCTAGTTTGACGTACCTCCCTAGCACTGACTACGTTCACTTTCTGACCTTTTCAAGGCTTCGGTAAGTGAACCCTTCCACGCTGTGCTCTGTCGTCCTATACTATCCATCAACAGAAGTAAGTTTGCTAACTTATCTCTGCCTTTTATCCACTGATGTTCTCCTGCTATCTCAATCAAGGTATTCAGTAATTCCAAGTTTGATTGCAACTCAACCATATCAGTAATTCTCATCTTCAAATCATTACCCATATAGACCCTTGCGATAATGTGAAGAGAATCAATAGCCGTGCGCTCGATTCTGTCTCCAACAACATATCGCTGCTCCTTTGGGAAGTCTTTGATGATGTAAATAACCTCATTCAGAAACTTCTTCATATCTCTGTAAACTCTTGTCTTGCTTGCAATCTTTGCCGTCATTACTGAATACCTTTTTTTGGTCATAACTTGCTTTCCCACGCCCTTAAAGGCGTGGGATTGAAAAGAACTAACTACTAACTAATATAAAAATGCTGAAACAGGACGAACCCTGCTCTGAGTGAACTTAGAGTTGAGGTTCACGCTGCCATCGTACAGATACAAGCGCCAAGCGAGGGTCGCCGAGCCCTGGGTACTAGTCCAATACCAGGTAGTCTGCAACTGGGTTGCTCCATTGATTTTAGACAAGGCATAATTTATTTTGTCGAAGTTTGCCCAGATCATAGCCATTTCACCAATTGACGGCAACCACCATCTTCCTGCTGTCAGACCTTTGCCGTTAGCATTTGTGCGTGAATATCTGTTGCAGAATCCTGCGGCATAATCCTCTGTATTTGTAACGTTGCTTGATGTACTTCCGTTGATGATAGCGGTCGTATTAGCCCGACCAGCAAAGTCGTTCAATGCGGCTATTCTATCACTTGTCGTAGTTACTCCGCTAATCTGAACAGAACCAGACGTATCAGATGATGAAACTGGTTTGGAACTCCACTTAGCGGAAGATGCTTCGGTTGGAGCAATCACAAGATGTTTTCCTCCTTCAACAAGAAGAACTCCTTCCGCTATCTCTCCACCGGTCTGATATGATGCCCAAGAACTCACCCTAACGGCAAGAGGATAATTATCGCTCTTGCGATGAAACATGATGAATACACCATCGTATAGCTGGCCTATGTCTGTTCTGATAGCATCTTCCATCGTAGCTTTACTAGCATTTGTGACCGCCTGCCCGTTAGCAGACAGCCAATCGCTGATTTTTCTTGTCTTTATAGCCATAATATTATGTATTTAAATTGTTATTACTTATTTGCATTATCTGCCGCATTGCTGATAGCGGCATTCACTGCGTCAATGAAGCAGGGAGCGGTAGTTCGCTCAACGAGTTCCTTGATGATTCTCGCTTCATCATCGGTGTACTCTGTGTCATCGTTGCCGTTCCACATTTTCACTGCAAGAGCCTGTCCTGCCAGCCCCAATCCTGCTCCCTGCGAGTAGATGATGTTTGCAATCTGCTTGCGTGCGTTAACTACCTGGCACCGATTCTTGTCGAGTGTCATAAATACTTCGAGATGTTCTAACTTAACTTTCATATTAATTTTTGCTTTTATGATTATCTATTTGACCAATCCAAATCATGTTCTCCGCTCCAGAAGATACCACGACCGAAATAGGTCTTACCCTTCTGACTAGGATTAAGTAATTCTGGGTTTATATATACAAGATTTATTGTTTGTCCACCATTAAGTTGATGCCATCCACCGACATCACAGAAATATATTCCGTTATTAATATCATTAGCATTTATTGCCATCCAACGCTTACCTGTTCCTCCAGGTACAAACTCGTAATAATGTATAGCATTTGCTCTAGAAGAATTGAATACTACTACATCAATAGGACATCCGGCCGATTTATCATCAGGACTATACAATGGAATTTTGTATACGGTTTTATTGTCATACGTAGTACTCTCTAGTCTCACAACAGTATATGCAAAATCGTATCCGTCTGGATAGATGCGCATACTAGCCCCATTTATTACTACCAATGTACTATTACTATGACCAAAAGCACCTCGACTCCATATAGTACTAGCATAGAAACGCCAACCTCTAGTCCTTTCTGGATTCGTACCTTGACTGTAAATATCTGCATCAAATGTTATATAGCCAGAACTATCAAAATATATTGAACCAGCGCTTTTCTTTCCATCAGAACTAACCGCAGTCAATTTACGAAAAGAGCCTACCACACCCTTTAGTTCTCCTGCGAATATACCATTAGACGCATATAACGAACCATCTTTCTTTACGCTGAATGGAGCATCAGCCCCATTCGGTGCGCCAAGCCACAGAGCGTAATCATTATCATCACTAACAACCCTAAATGAGCCAAACATCTTACCATCAGTAGTCGGATCGAACAGATTAATCTGATTGGTTCCGAGCATATTGATGGTAGCGTTCTCGGCAAGAAGAAGATGAGTTGCTATTGATTTATATTGGCTCATCTCTGTCCAATGCCCATCGGTCAAACTAGGCGAAGAAGTTGCGTTGTCATACGTTTTAGTACATTGATACCACTTGCCTTCAATACACACAACATCAACGTATGCTTCTTCACCTGAACCCGAAAGATACTTATAGCTGCCCGATTCAAAACCGTCATGTTCACGCATAAGAGCACCTTTTTGACCTTTTTCTCCTCTCTGAGAGAAGGAGATAGAGCCAGTTACTTCTGCTAAAACCTTTGTCATAAGCTAACTATTTAACACCTGTGATTACGTAAACTGCGCCCTTGTAGGCACGTATTGCCGATTCCGTAACAGTAAACTTGTTGTCGCTTACCGTTGGTGCTCCCGAAATAGGAATACCGCTGTTGGAATATAATGTCATGCTGAATGCGACATCTTCGATATTGGTCTTAGAACCACGTTTGCGCATGTACGGAACGTATACGATGCTTCCTCCCGAATTTTGAATGAAGTTCTCAGCTACAGCATTTCCGTTGCCATCCGTAGGGTTCGGGAATATGATATATTCATCCGACACGTCATTGACGGTCTGGGTATCTGACGCATAAAAACTTCCTGCCTTGTATGCTTCGCACATAACGAGGATAGATGAATCAACGTCTGTCTCATTGATGGTGAATGTAGGAGAGTCGCTATCCTGCTTGAGTACCCATGCGTTGGTAGAGTCTGGCAGATACCACTTGAATGTGTATCCGCTAGATGTCACGGACGTTCCTTCCGTCACCTCTGCTTTGACGGTACAGCTACCGCCCTTCTCTGTGATAGTGAACAGATTCGTATTTGAAGTAGGGAGAATATTTACTCGCTTTGAACTGACAACGCCCTTGGCTATATAGACTGGGTACATAGCTTTAAGATTGATGTTCGTGTTTTCGAGCGACAGACTTGTTCTTGCTTCGATATTGAACGAATCACCGCTATTGATTTTCACAAGGTTCTTATTGACCGTAAGGGTCGGATTGCCGCTAGCATCAGCCCCCATGGTAAAATGACCAGACACGCCACCAAACGAATTAGTGGAAACTCCCGAATCATTGAACGCCAACGTCACACCGCCGACAACCCATGTTGTAGAACCCCTTGTAAGGTCGAAGTTATTACCTGCGCCCTGCTCTGCTGAAAAGGCTTGCATAACTATGACTGGATGCCTAGCACCGCTAGCTTCGAAGTCAGGCGAAATCTGAGTAGGCGCATTCCACTCGCCATCATAGTTCTGATTAACGTCTCCTGTCGTACACTGAAGGATTGGGTAGATTGTCGTTCCGTTGCTTGTCACAACAATCTGTCCTGTTATTGATGCTTTACTCATTTGTTACCTCGCTTTCCTTTTTATCTGTTGATACCTCAGATTCAGAAGACACGTCTGGCATATCTGCGCCAAATCCGTTATCCTTATTCCTTGTATCGCCCTCACCTCCATACGCTATCGGGGTATAGCAGTAAGCTGGAGTAGCTATACTTCCGTCAATCTCAGCTAGAGCAGAATGCTCCTCTATGAGAGCACCGCCAGCATAGGCGGCTCTTGCACTCAGATTAACACCAGGAACATCATTCATCTCACTCTGATAGAGCAAGCAATTACCGTCATGCGTCATTGTAAGCGGAACACCATCCTTGGTGATTACCTCTGCGACTTCCTTAGTTACCTTAACGTAATATCTCATAATCGTATATTTTTAAAGTTCAACAATAATTAGCTGTTCTCGTCAATTTCCCTTGACACAAGATAGTTTCCGTTCTCATCCACAAGGGTATTGCCATTCTCGTCAACAATCAGCTCGTAAGCACCTCTGTCTTCGATTGTCAGACGGATACTCTTCTTCGCTTCGAAAGGACATTGGAACGTCTCTCCGTACCCTAACACCGTGACATTCTCAGTCATGGTGACTACGCCATTGTTAACAACCTTGCCATAAGATACTTTCTGCCACTTCGCTCTGATAATCTTATTCCATACAGAAGGGTCAATGACTCCTTTGTTGTCACTTACGATAGCCCGACAAGTTACGAAAGCTGTATCAGAATTGAGACCGAAGCCATCGCCTACGAACTGAGGAGTGAGGGGTGGAATGGTTCTTTTGATATAGGTAACCTTCTTCGGGTCTCCTGTTCGAGGAGAAGATGGAACACTTCCTTCGTAGATATAGCAGGCTCTTACCTCATATCCGATTCCGTCACCTATCATATCACAGTTGACGGTGATAGATGTAATCTGACCGTTTGCAGCCTTTGTCATGGCGGTAATCTCGTAGTTCTCGGAGTCGTCAACGGAAGAGATAAGCTGCCTTGTTCCGTTATCCAAGATACGATACCACCATATCCTTGCCTTTGCGTCCGCAGACTTATCTATAGCACCGACCATAACCTTTGCTGTTATGGTTCTTGTGCTTGCGTGTTTGAGCGGATTCCAAAGCACCGCGGGAGCACTATCAAGCATAATCTCTGCCCTTGCATTAGTGGTGTCTTCAAGGTAGAGCGGCTTGTTGGCTATGAATGTGTACTTATATCCACTTATCGGGTCAGTCCAATTACCCTCAAACCGCATTGTTCTCGGCTTATTGATAACTGAGTTAGACTTTATGAAGAGAGTTCCCTTGTTCAAACCCTCTGTTGTGGCTTCATAACCACTTACCACACTAGCTTTTTCACTTGTTGCTACTACGACAATTCCACTAGTAGAGACTTCCGACCATTTGAATGAATCCAACTGACTGTTAAATGTGCCCGTCTCGTTAGGGTTGTCGGGGTCTATGAGGAAGCATGACGGAAACATCGTACATGGACGGATTGCGTAATTCGGGGAATATGAGTTAGCGATGCCGTCATACTGCTGTCTGTTGATGATGTCTCCAACTATCTCTATGCTGCAAGACTGGGAATAGGCGGTTGCCTGTATCTCCATCATCTTATCAACACTTACTGCTAATTCTTTTGGCATATCTTTCAATTTTAAAGTTCAACATTAGAAACTAACACTCACATCTTCAGAATACATCGTCTCTCCATCCTTGATTTCGGCATCACATCGGAATGTCACACTACCTATCTTGAATGCAGCACCGCCAAGGTCTTCATAGGTCAAATCAACCGACAATCCGCAGTTGGCGTGAGAGAGTGCCCATTTATTATCTGCCGTTGGATTTCCGCTGTCTCTAGTCCATACAACATTGACCATAGAATCGGTCACGTCTTGATTGTAGAGCCTTCCGACTACTGATAGAGTAGTGAATACTTTCCAAGAGCCATCAGCATTCGTTGCCATCAAGTCGTTGAGACGGAAGTTCCACAGCTTCGATGATTGCATTTCGAGTGTAAAATACGGATTACCCTCCACGAATGCCCAAGCTGTAGATGAGTAGATTGGCGGCTTTGTTGTCTTGTCTTCAAGGCATTGCCACTTGCACCCGAGGTAATAGACGGTATCAATCGTTCGGTCTCCATTGCGGTAAGGATTGTCTCCTTGTGCCACAGCCAAGCTCCACATGCCTCTGTCTCTTGTCGTGTAGATTGGGTTGCCCTGATAGTCTATCTGCTGGAATGATGCAGCCATCATCCACTTAGCATAGAACGCTCCATCACGCTTGTTGGCGGTAGGGAAGTCTTGGAAGAGGAACGATAGTGCATCTGGCAGCTTGCCCATCGCAAGAGAGTAGTTCGTCTTGTCTATGATAGGCTTAGTAACGTGGTCGAGCCATACAAGCAACCCCTCGGATGATGATATATACCAGCAGCTCTGCCTGTCTTCGTCCACCGCATTTCCCCATCGTATCAATCTTGCCAGCTCGCAAGGTGGATAATTCTTCTTGCTAGGGCATTCTTCGTCGGGATAGCATACAACTGTGATGGTGTTCGTTACGGTATTAACAGATAGTACTCGTAGCCACATATCATAATACTTGCCATTCTCTGCTAAGGTATTGATGGAAGCCAAGACAACATCATTCTCCTTGAATGCTGTAAAGTCGTTATCCCATCGTTTCTGAAGCTTCAAGTCGTAAGTCACGTTGCCACCTTCCGTTGCCGCAGGAATCTCCGTCACCGACTCAACCATTCCGCTCTCTGTGAAGACGAAATTGCTCTCCATAGCAGTCTGTCGGTTCAAGATGAGTTCCTTCGCAATAATTGAGCTTCGAGATGTGATACTCTCAAACTCAGCGTTGCCCAGCTCATCAATCCTGCCACCAGTGCCGAAGAGCATTCCCTGGACGAACTCTCCGAATGTTGCACCTTTCTTGAACTGTGATAAGTCTTCTGCTGTCAAGCCTTGCAAGAACTTCTGTACCTTTTCCCAGGTAACTGTACCTTTTGCGGTGTCGTCGGTTATCTTTGAGATAAAGTGCTTACTTCCTTCTGTTGCAATCTGGCCCTTGACTTGTGTAGTTGTCAAGCCTGCACCAGTTCCTCCATTTCCGCTTTGGAGCGACGAAATCTGCTGCTGAATCTTCTGGATAGTACCAACCTCTTTATCCTCACGAAGAGTTATGTCGTATGTCGGTATCTTGCCATCTTCTTCCTTGATCGTGAGCTGGTCGATAGAGATGATTCCTTCGATATTGAGGTCTGTATCATTGAAGTTCATCAGGTCGCCGGCCTTAAGCGTATCGTGGAGGCTCTTGATAACTCCGGTATCGTCTGCCTCCGCTTGGTCGTGCTGCCTTGCCATGAAAATCTCATCTACCTTAGGCTGATATACATACCTTGTATAGTCATTCTTATCAAGGAGCGCTATGGCGTATTTTAGAAGCTTCAGTGATGCAGCATTGACATACGAATCAGGGAGAGTGATGCCGGTAAGGACGAAATGGTCGCCTTTCTTGATAGGGTAGTCCTTGTATGGAAACCACAGCTCAAGAGCGTCGTCCTTTACTCTTTCAATAGTAAGCCTCCATCTTCCATCAATCTTGGTTGAGGATGCTACCTTGAATGTTCGTCCGCCACACATACCATCCTTCATCGAGATGGAGAAGTCGTCATCCTTTAAGTCGTTGATATCAAAGTCGATAGCCTTTTTAAGATAGATATCAACATTCTTTACGGTTTCATTATCGCCAAATCTTCCGTCATCATCAGGAGCCACACCCTCATCAATCTCATCAACACGTACGCCCCCGATTTCCATCTCTTCGATAGTAGGGTAGATTTCAATAACTCCATTTGTCTTATCATCTGTTTCAAAGAACTGCGATGCAGAACGAAGGCCAATCTGCTCGATGTTGATAGAATCGATGTATGGCCTGTGCGGATCTGTGGAGAATTTATGCTGTCTCCCGGTAGGATTCACGTACTTCTTCTCTTCATCCGTGAGTGTGTTATAGAAATCACTCAGCGATACATGAGGGAATCCAGGCAACATAAGTCTGTTGATGGACATGTTGTTCGGAAGATTCTTTGCGTACTCCTTCATGGATGAAGGAACTGCCTTCTTGTTGAGACCGGACGTGATATACATCTTTGTATTTCCGGCCTTGACCTGCGCAATAAACGCATCAAGCTTCTCCTTTGATTCCTCATCTCCGGTGTCAGTCTGTGTTCCCTTCAGCTCAGAATAGAATCTACATTTTTTAGAGTCGTATGCCTGTGTTACATAACCGGTAATCTCAGTTTTGAAATCAAATGTAACCTTAAGTACCCAACCGAGAGACTGCTCGCCAGTTTCCCCAGGAACAATATACTTTCTCGGATTCTTGAAATATGTTTCTATATAATCGAGGTCCAGTTCAAGTGTAACATTCGTGCTGGCCCCGACGACTTTCGTGATGTTCGCCACATACTTGACACCGAGGTCCGCATAGTAGTGAGAAGGAAGATTCTTCTCGGAACCATATGCTCTTAGTCTTGTAACGACACTCTGATCGGAATCAGCGTTCTGAACAATCTCATAGAGTCCATTGCCGAGTCCGTACTTGAAGATATGATTAGCCTGTATTCCGGTAGTACCGACATAGATGTTTCTCCCTCTGACGATGAAGTTTATGTCCCACTTCTCGTTCACAAGCGCAAGGGCTTGCCAACAGGTCTGCGAATCCACTGTAATAGACATCGATTCGATGACGTTATCGTCGGTTTTCTCACCATAAACCGACAACCACTCACTTTCAAGGGCTCCACGCTGAACGGAACGGTCCTTGTTTCGGGAGTAAATCTTCCAAAGACCTGCACCAATCTGCTCGTTTAAGCATGCCTGGATTCTGTCTAGCAAATCATCCAAAGTCTGCACATAGAATGGGAATTTCGGCAGGGCAGTGTAGTGAAGCTCGTTATCGTTCAATACCACATCGAGGAACTCTGCCCTGGCAAGCTCATCCTGCAATGCATTGAACTTTACGCTGTCATATACGAAGCCCTCACCGTAGGTGTCAGGTCTTGCCTGCTTATCTTTGCCCGGCTCGTAGTTGAGCTCGAATCGCTCGCCACGATAGACAATATAGTCGCCTATCTGAAAGTTGATAGGCACTTCATGCTTGAAGTTGATAGTCAAAAAACACTCACCCATCCAGGAATCAGAGTACTCCAATCCATGAACGGTTATCTGCTCTCCGTTAACGTCTGTCAGCTTCGAGCCATCCTTATGATAAATATTCCAAGCGCTCATCTGTATGCTATACTAAATTTGAAATATTGCCCTGTGTATCCTTAATCGGCTTAATATCAGTAACAGGGTCGTTAAACTTGAAAGTAATAGAGAGGACTAGCAAGTCCTCGTTATCCGGATCTCTATATAGGTTTGGATCAATATCCTTAAGTCTTACATGCTGTCTTCCGATTCTATTGAAGTCGCAATACATCTTCATCATGCCTGACTTGCGGATGTAATCAATAAAAGCCTTACATTTCTCGTTAGCGCCGAAAGCCTCGCCGTGGAACATAAACTTTACCTTATTCTCGTATGCCGCCATATAAAGTCCATCCTTTCCGATATATTCGTCATCACCATGCTCATCGTGCCACTCCCTTTTCGGTGGTTCCTTGACAGAATCGCAAGGCTTGAACGGGTTCTCGGAAACATACATGCCGAAGTCGGCGATGGAGTCCTTCACCTCATTCCCATCGCCTTCCTTCTGCATGTATATCCTGAAATAATCTTTCATACCTTAAATCAACTTTTTATATTTGCAAATATACAAAAAAATGCATAAACATGCAAGAGATGTCAAGATTAAAAATGTATAAATATACGAAAGAGGGCGCAGAAATAGATCCGCGCCCCCGATTATTACTTCATCTTCAATGATTTTGTTCCGTTAAGAACTCTATTGAAGTTGTCGTTATACTCAACGAATATACTTTCAATCCTCTCGGCCGCATCCGCATTGCGTAACGTATTTCGAGCAATCGCATTGAGTTGTATCAGCTGAGACTTGGCAATCTCGCTCATCTCTGGATAATACTTAGCTTGTTCTTCTCTCATGACAGAGCAATCGAGCCTAATTGCGTTGAGGTATGAGGCAATCAAGTCTCCTGTTTCCTCCGTAATGCTCTTGACGGAGTTTCTCGATGATGAACTACTGTTGTCAGACCAGCCGTAAGTCTTCTTGAGATAATCTCTCGTTGCCTCGATTTGCTTTGAGAGCTCATCTGTGCTGTTCTTTACGTCGGAATACTCTGCTCCTGTGTATTCAGAAATAACATTTCCGTTGGAATCCTTAATCTTGTCACCATTCTCTGCGTACTCCTGAGTCTTCTTCAAAAGAGCCTTAATTTTGTCTCCATATATATTCTCAACCATTGAGCTCAAGATGGCGTCCTTTAATTTTCCTTCAAAGCCATCCACCAAGTCTTCATATCCATTGGCCATAGTTGACATTGCGTCACCCCAGGAAGACACCAAGTCAGAGAACTTGTTGCCGGTCAGTTTCTCTGTAAGAGCATCAATCATGTCATCGGCCTTCTCGCCATACTGAATGAGTTTTTCCAGGTAATCTCTGAAATCTGAGTCCATGTTAGCCCAAAGACCAGTGTAATCCTTCTTAATCTTCGACAATGTATCAGCGTTCATGTTGAGCATGTCTTCCATGCCGTTGAACTGGACTCCGTATTTCGAAGAGATTTCTCCGGCAACATCACGCCAGTTCTGACCATTGTACTTATATGAACCCTTCCACATTCTATATTTGATAGAGTGTGAGCCAGCTGACGCACCGGCATTGAGCCTCTTCTGCGCGATAACCTTAGTCTGCTCAATCTCCGCCTTAAGCATTTCCTGGGCTTCCTTGGATGCCTCTGTAGCCTCTGTACCCCAATGGATGTTCATGTACTCAGTCTTCTTGGAGATGAGAGAATCCCAAATTGAGGTCAGGTTGTCGTACTCAGCCTTCGCCTTTTCGTAACTGCTGTAGTCTGCGCCGAATGCCTTGATGAGCGAACCGCCAATACTCAACGCTGCGGAAGCGGCTGCTGCGTATGGACCAGCCCCCTCTAGGAATCCAAGACCCTTCATTTTACTTAGGGTGTCAAAGGCTCCAGCTGTACTTGCTGCCGAAGAGAATGCGCCTGATGCTCCACCAACAATTTGACCAAGGATTGAATCCTCTTCACCCATAGCCTTAAACAGATTGATTACCGGGTCAAGAACCGTATTGAGTGCCTGCATCTTCGTCGCAAGTTCAGAGATTGCTTTAGACGAGTCGGCGTACGCTGACTGCTGATCATTCTTCAGACTCGCCTTTGTTCTTACGCCGCCTGCGATACCAAGTCTAGAAGCATCCTCCTTACTAACGAATATCTTCGCAGTATCGTTCATACCGCCAAGACGCTCATTTATGAACTTCCCGATAGCATTGCCACGCTTAACTCCTCCGAATACACTAGGGAACGGATTTCTGCTAATCTGCTCATTTCTGAGCTTATCTAGGGCATCTCTGAGTTGTTTGATGGATTCTACAGATAAACCGGTAGTCATAGAAAACTGGTCTATCTTCTCGATCATAGAGTTGATTGTTGCCGAAGACACCCTGTCGAGGTCATCGAAGATAGCAACCCAATCAGATTCTTGCTTGAACTGTTCAAACTGGAGCTTTGCCAAATTCTCGTTGTGAGTCTTTGTGGCTCCTGCCTTGGCTCTGTCTCTCATCTGTGGGTCTTCGATGCCCTTGATGAGGTCAAGCTGTCTCTCGTATTTTCGGTTTTCATCCTCAATCTGCTGGGCGATGGTTGCATTCTTTTCAATAAGACTAGCCATCAGGTCGATGGTCTCCTTCTTGATCTTGTTGTTCTCATCTTCCAGTTTCTTGCGGATATCGTAAACACGAGTCTCCTCGCCATACTTATCCTTGACATTTTCAAGACTCATTTCCTTAACCTCATCCGTAGTAAAGTTGAGGCCGGACTGAACATTGTCGTGCTTTACCGCAATGTCAAGTTGTTCCTCCAGGAACTTCTTGTATGTATCAAATTGAACAGTTCCGCCGAAAGCTATGTTTTCTGAACCCTTCTTGTTTCCTGTCAGCTCATATATCTTCTTGTATGTCTCATACTGCTCAGATATAGTATCAAGTTGCTTATTGAGTACATTCAGTTCGTCTCTGCGCTGGTCTTCGAGAAGTTTTCGGTTTTCAGTTTGAATGCCAGCCTTCTCGTTTGCAGCATAGTCCAATCTGTCCTTTGTTGATGCAGGGAGAGTCCGCAAGAGCTCCTTGATAGAAGTCTCGTAGTTGGTGTAGTCAGAGATAGGGAACCTCTTCTTGTCACCAAAGATAGCTTCAAACTCTCCGTCATTAGCAAGCTGACCAAGAGCACCTTCTCCATAAAGCTCCTTAAACTTCTTGATTTCAGCATACATCTTCTTGTATAAGTCGATGCGCTTCCTCAAATCTTCAAGAGCCTTATCTGTCTGCGCGCCTTTTGATCTACGGCCACCGGTTTTCTTGTTTTTCTTCTTGTCTTCACCAGTAAACCATTCGCCCCAGTTATCATGATAAGCCTGCATCTTAAGTTCGTACTCCTTCTGCTTCTGTGTAAACTCATCGAGAGAAAGATTGCCCAGCGCAAGCATCTTCTTTCTGGTGTTGAGTTCCTTTTTGGCAGCAGTAATGTCCGACTCAGCGTTGCTCTTTGCTTTATTGTAGTCGTCTCCGGCATCCTTTCCCCAACTCTTGACGTACTTGTTCTTCTCATGATAGTCGTAACCACTACCCTTGAGATTCTTTTCGAGCTGCTGGGTGAGATCCGAGTCATCGTTCCTGAATACGAGATGAATGACAGCCTCGAATCTATCAGCCGCAAGCATTCGCTTCAATGCGTCTGATGCAAAAGGATAGTCTTTCTGAACCTGAGCCGCGGCATCCTTCATCATGTTTGAAACCTGGACCTTCTCTGCATCTGTCAATTCCTGGTTGTTGCGAATCTTGTCACCAATCCAAGGAAACGAAGTGTTTACAGCGTTATCGAGAGCGTCCTTGAATTTATTCTCGTAGAAGCCAGTTTCAACACCCATCGCATTAAGAACGTCAGCACGGAACTGATCAGAAACATCCTGGTTCCATCCCTGTTTTGCAAAGAATGACGAAAGAATCTGATTAGCCTTACCCTGTAACTTTGGGCTGTTGCTGATATCTCCAAGCTCATCAATGAGATAATCGCGCATAGCTTTCACCTCATTCTTATATTTTTCTTCCCAGGAGTTGAAGCTAGCGAAGTCGGATTGTGTGGCATTAATCATATTCGCCTTTGCGGATGCTGAAGAGAACGCTTCTGCTATTTCCTTTGCAGAAGACAGCTTCTCGTCTAATCCCTTATAGGTGTCTTCGTTAGAAAGAGATTTCTGAGTGCTCTCCTCAACCTGTTTGAGAAGGATGAGCTGTTCTTTGAGATACTTAAGTCTATCCTCATTCGATTTCTTTTCGAGAAGGCTCATCGTGAAAGCATTCTCCTTTTCAGGAGCAATCTCCTTTAGCTTTTCCTTATATGTGTCAATAAGGTTTTCTATCTCTTTCTCGTCGCCATCCTTAATAGCTTTATCCGCATCGTTATCGCGAAGAAACTCGCCAATCTTAGTGTATCTGTCTTTTAGTTCGTCAGCCGTAGTCTCCATGTCTTGCTTCAGCTGCTGATGCTTCTGCCAGTAGTATGCAAAGATTGCAGATCCGGCAGAGATAGCGATTCCAGGAAGACCGCCAAGAAAACCGATGATAGAACTAAATCCGGACTTCAAGCCTCCGAGAAGCAAACCTCCTGCTGCTCCCCATTTGCTAGGGCTAGCCAATCCCTTCAGAATTCCACCAAGGGAGATTCTGTTTACCTGCCCCTCCTGCTTTGTGAGAGCCATACCTTGCTTGTACATCTCCTTGGTTATCTGTCCGGTAACATACAAGCGTCTTAGCTCAGCTTTTGTTATCGCATTTGCCTTTGCGAGTGCCTGGATATCCTGAATCCGAATCTGATTTTTATACTGAAGAATCTGTTTCTCCACGGGAGTTATTTTTTCTCCACGCAAAAGCTTGAGTTCAGCTTCTTTCGCAATATTTCCCTTTGAGTTCAGTATTCTTTTCCCGATTCCGCCCTCCAAGGTCTTTACTCCACGCATAAGAGCAGGTCCGGCGAATGCTGCAACCATAGCAGGACCTAAGACGTGAATTTGCTGCACGAGATTGGTAACAACATCAAGGATACCCTTGAAAGTTCCACCTATAATATTCTTGCCGTTAGCAAAGTCGGCAAGAATGATTTCCCAGGCATCTTTCAGCTTGTTATATCGACCGAGCAGAGTTTCACTCAGAACCTGCTGCATGTTGTAGAACTGACCGCCTGCATCAGTCATCTGCCAGAAGATAGACTTTACGTCATCAAAGCTAACCTCTCGGCTTGAAATTCTGGTCTTAATCTCTGATGTAGAGACATTTCGACCCTCCTGCTTAGAGTAAAACTCTGAAAGTTTATTAAGAAGAGGAATACCTGCATAGGCAATCTGGCGAAGCTCCTTGCCATCTAGCCAACCACGAGCCTGAACCTGACCGAACGCCAAAGCAATACGATCGAAGCTGACACCAAGACCGGAAGACATATCAGCAAGCCTCTTGGTTGTATCGTAAAGCTGGTCGTATTCTACGCCATACGCAGCCAACTGCTTAACATCTCGGTTCAATTCAGAGAATGTAAATGGCGAATTAAGAGCGAGTTCCTTAATCTGATTGAACATTGTATTCGCATTCTGCATATCACCAAGGATTGACTGGAGAGCAATATGCTGCTTCTCCATCTCACCACCAGTAGTGATGATGCTCATAGCGAACTGCTGTGCGCCGAACACAAGACCTCCCTGCAAGAAAAGTGACTTCAAATCCTGTACGGTTGAATTCAACTTTCCTGCATGACTATTAGCCTTCTCGAAGCCACGAACCAAATCAGACTGAATCTTTGCACCAGTTTGTGCTATTTCCTGCTGATGTTTTCTCTCCAGATCTAAAGCCTTTTGTTTTTGGCTAATAGCGGATTCCATACTTCTAATAAGAGGAGAATAGTCGCTTGTTCCTCGTCCCATTGAGAATAAATCTCTTATAGAATACCCACTAAGATTAGCCATAGCTCCTCGAAGAGTATTAAGCTCGCTTGTTATTTGCGAAAAAGCAGCCCTAATACGAGCCAAATCTTCTGTAGATAATGTATTCTTGCCGCTACCAAACAACCCTTGCAGTTGTATTCTTTGTGCTTCGAGTTCCTTAACTCTATCACGTACAAGGGATTCTGCCTGTTTCCTAGATACTGAAATTGCTTCTCTTCTAGCCTGGTTAGTTCGCTCCGTCGCTTCTCTTAGCCTATTTTCGGCAGCAATCATTTCTTCATTACGGCGTACGATAGCATTTCGCAACTCAGCGAGTTCTCTTTCCCTGACAGCTAACTCCTGTGCAGCCTGTGCTTCATTTTTCATCGCAACAAAGTTACCGTGCTCGGTTGACTGTCTGTCTCGCTCCAAAATCGCGGATTTCAGTTGCTGCATTTCCCTGTAACGCTCATTAAGTTCTTGCGCCTGTTTCGATTCGTTAACAAGCGTCACGAAAGCCCCTTGAGCTTCCATTTCCTTGTCGCGTCTTAAGATATCTTCTTTTAACTTGGCAAGTTCATTGTATCTATTTGTTAAATCAAGTGCAGCCTGTGCTTCATTTTTCATCGCAACAAAGTTACCGTGCTCGGATTGTTCCTTGTCTCTACGAAGAATGTCTGCTTTTAGTTCCGATAACTCCTTCAGTCTTTTGCTGAGATTTGCAGTTTCCTGAGCCTGAATGCCCATTTGGGCCGCTATATTTTTAAAATCCTCAGCGATTTCTTTGCTATTCTCTCTATTAAAGTTCTTAAATAACTTCTCAGCAGACTTTCTTCCGGACTCAGTTTTTAGATCCAACTCCGAAAGTGCTTCTGAAATTTCTTTCAGTTTTGACCTAACATTGCTGTCTTTAATGTTTAAGTCAAACCACAAGTCACCTAAATTTCCACCTGCCATATCCTGAATATTTTAAAATTAGAGTTTATTGTTTAAGTAATCAGCAAGACTTATCTTCTTGCCAACGAGGCTTCCCTCGTTCTTCTTTTTCTCCATCCACCTGTCGTAGAGGTCATCCATCTCCTTCTTGGTGTGCTTCTTCGGACGACCTTCCTTCTTGGTCTTAGGATAGACGACAAGAGGCTGGTCTGCAACCATTAGGTCAATCTGTGCTGATGAATAGCCCCACCAGTAGTCGTAGGCTGCAATGAAGTACTTGCGCTGAAAGAGGAAACCGAACTTCTCCGCTAGTGAGAAGGCTGCTCCCCAGCTTGTTCTGCTTGGATAGCTTTTGCTTCGCTCCTCGTCCTCGTCATCATCACGTCCGTCATCCCGGTCGCTAATATGGTAGCCAGTGAGAATGCGTTCGATGGAATTTTTTTTTTAGAAACATCGAGAACTCTCAGAACCTCGGCCACGTCCACATCATTGATGTAGTAGAGCCAGCGCCAGTAGATCCAATACAGAAATCTAATCTTCCAGATGTTGTTGAGGAGAATGCAGACGCAAATCTTGACGTTGCGTTTCCATTCGTTCTTCTCCTTCGCCCTGATATGAGAACACCTGCTCATGGTTCCCTTGCGAAGCCAACCGAGCCTGTGCTTCTTTCCACGGAACACGAACTCGGTAGGCTCGTCGTGCAGCACGCTGTCAAGCAACTCCTGCAAGTCCACTGAAGGCTGCTCTATTTTATTTTCTTCTGCCATGATTGTATGCTATTAAATGAAGAAGGGCGGCACGGCTGTTGATTAGCCTGCCGCCCAACGGTTTGTTATCCTGAATCTAATTACCTAAAGAAGCCTTTTCTCTTGATTAACCGCCAATGCCTGGTTCACCAGCAGCTGGAGCCTTAGTAAGCCAAGCGATGCTACGCTTACCTGCACCCTCAATAGAACCTGAGAACTTGAATGCAACTGGCTCAGTACCAGAGTTATCCCACTGCAAGGTAGCGTAGAGAGCGATGTTGGTAATAACCATGAGGTTCTCCTTCTCGTCGTCAACAATAACGATAGTACCCTTGATCTTGAACTTCTTAGGCTCAACAGCGATACCTGTAAAGCCGGTAGTAGCGTCGAGGGTAGCGTCACCTGTACCCTTCAGAGTAACCTTGGTCAGCTCGGTGATAGCATCCTCACCGAACATAATTGTCAGCAAGTCCTTTGCCTTTGAAGGAACAACGAACTCTACATTGAAGTCGCCGAGCTCTGCTGTAGTTGCCCAGTCGCCTGCAAGACCGATAACCTTGTAGTGGTTGATGGTTGGGTCATCCATAGTCGCCTTCAGCGAGTCAACGGCAACCGGAAGCTCAACCTCTGGGGTGATGTCAACTGTAGCCTTGCTCAAATCGGTAATAGCCTTTGAGTAGAGCAGAGTTTTAGGACCATTGAAAATGTCCTTCATCTTGTCAATAGTTGTCATAGCCATAATCTAAAATATTTTAAATTGTTATACCTGAATACTTATTTCGTACGTAACCTTCCCTGTATGATCGTCACGGAAAAACCGGCGCCATCGTCTGTTTGTAGTGTTATACGAGGATTTGAAACAATGAGATTTTTTGTAGAGATTGGAAATCTGTCCATAATCTCCTGGACTTTCTCGTCAACGCTAGATACATCGAATGTATTTGGATTGCTTGCTGAAGCTTTATCGCGCACATACAATTCGATTTGAGCTGTAGTGGTGAAATCGTTGTAAACTCCACTTGAGTTCATCTCATTGTTATAGATACTAGATGGGAAGTATACCACGATATAGCTGTTGATTTTCGTATCAACTGCCTTTGGTCGGCTCCGGGAGTAGAGCTTGTCGCAAATTCCCTTCATTGCATTACCGACATCGAAATATAGAGTCTTAATACTAACCATATCTTACATCGATCTAAAGTATCTAACCAAATATTCTCTAAGAGAGGTAATCACGTCGTGACCTCTCTTAACCTCGACAAACTTAGCATAATCCACACCGGCAACAAGGAGCATCTGCCATGTAGCATCGTACTTTCCTTTGTTGTGCTCCCTGGAAACAAGTTCATCCCACGCCGCGTTTGGACCATATTCACCACCTTCTCCGTATTCACCCTTGTAAGGTCTCCTTCCGCTGTCTTTGAAGGAGAACGAACTGCGATAATACTTATCAAGGTTGTATCTCTCTCCGGCAGCAAGGGTTACTCGGGTTGGCTCTGGGCCAGGAGCATAATGAATCGACTGCAATGAGCCGTTGTAATATGTACCGATGGCTGTTGACTTGTACAAGTTACCGGTTACGTCATCATAGTTTCGAGACTTGTCAGCAGCCTTCATTGTCATTTCAGCCGCATGTTCCATCTTCTGCTGCATCTTTGCTACAGCCATCTGACGGATTTTTTTCTCGACCTGTAAAAACTGACCTGATAAACTTGTCATAATCTAAACCCTTGTCAAACTCCAATACACAACAGTCCTGTTATTATCCGGCTCGCAGTCCTTTACCATACCTATCTCGGTATTGTTACCGACAGTGGAGTAGATGGTGTCGCCGTCAAGAGGACATTTACCAGCATCCCATTCGTCATATCTGACCGGAATCGATGCCTTCCTCTTGTTCTGGTCGACGTTCTTGTCTCCCTCTGTAGTGGTATCTGTGTAACTGCGGCCTTCGCCATAGTAGAGAATGATTTCCTTGTCCTCACCAACTGGAGCATCATCATCGGCGAACGGGTCATCAGGGTCGGTCTTTCCGACGACCTTCCTCACGATCTTGATGATGTGAGGGTATCTTGGGTTTCTGATGTTTTCCTTTTCCATACGCCTTATTTGATGATGTGAGGGAGAGGTTCTCCCCAAGGAGAATAATTCGCCCTCTTTACTCCGTGGGAGGTCACCCGGAAGGTGGACTTCTTCTTGAGCATCGAATCAGGCTCCAGCTCCGCATAGATAGCGTTAGCCTCTGCCTTCATCTCGCTCCTGTCGTTATCCGACATATCATAGCCACCTCCCGAATGAGTCCATCCGTTATCGGAGTCGGAGGTGTTGTTCACCTTGCTCGGACCAAGAACAAACCATTTCAGCATGTCGGCATAGGCAAGTCTCACCTTGTCCTTGTCGCAGGCTTCGAGGTCGATGCCATTTTCAAGCTCCCTGTCGTGCATGATGCCCAACAGAGCCTTTATCGGCATCTCGAACTTCACCTTATTAATAAGGTAGTCGTTCACAGTGTAAATGTTCATCTCCGAATCCATAGTCATACAATCTAGTTACGTTAAAGAATTAACCCTTCTGGGTGATGTCGATAATCCAACGGTAAGGAGCATCGAGCATAGCAGGAACAGAAGCGAGGAACAAGTCTGTCTTGAACTCCTGGAACATACCGTTTGCGGTAACCATGTTACGGAGCAGACCGAGACCGTTGTTTGTCTGTGCCCAAGCTACATCCACGAGCTTATTGCCGAGAGTATCGAAGATTCGCTTGTCGAGAATCTCCTTGCGCATGAAACGCAATGGCTTACCAGCAGGGCGAAGAACGACTGTTCCGTCTGCCCAACCACGAATCTCGGTAACTGTTCCGTCGAAGCGCTTGTTGTGCTCAACCTCATCGACAATCTCGATAGGAGAAAGACCATTGAGGTCAACAACAGACTTCAGGAACATTGCGTTGTTCGGACCGTAGTTCTGCAATACTGCCACAAAGTTAGCGTTCGCCCAGCTCTTGTACAGCTCGGCAATCTGCTTGTTCTTTAAGAAGACGTTGTTGTAGTCGTTCTTGGTCATCTGCCATACGAGAGGTACACTGCGGTACTCAATATGACTGTTGCGCCAATCCTCCTCAAACTTACGCATCTGTTCGAGCAAGTCGCAGTTCGCGTCGTTCCAAGCAAGCTTGCCTGCCTTCTTGAAGTTCTCGGCTGGAACCTTTGCGTCATACAGGGGCTCCTGGATACCGCGACCGATCTTGTCGTAGTCGATGACACCCTTAGAACTCAACTGTGCTGACATGTATGTCATAGTCATGTCAAGAGAGTCATACAATACCTGAACCTTGTCGAGATAAGCATCAACCAGGTCTGCATCGTTGCCGAACTCATCCTGGAGAAGCTTCATCTTGTGATAACGCTCTGTCGCAGTCTCACGGAAGCCGTCAGCAGCGAAGTCTGGGATTGAAGCGGTATACCACTCAATACCCTCGTGGTCGTTCTGATAGCCCTCGCCGAGAGGGGCACGGAGGTTCATCAAGGTTGCAGGGTTCAAAGTGCGAAGACGAACCTTGAAGGTTGCGTCGCCATTATTAGATGTAGGGGTGAGGTTTGGATCAATGTCACCCTGTGTCAGATACCAGCCGTTGTTACAGCGCAATACGCCGTCACGATTGACGAACTTCTGAAGGTAAGTGTTGTTACCCTTACCAGTGAAGAACTTCGCAAGCTGCTCGACACCAATATCAATTTTTGCCATAATCCTGAATCAATCTTTTTACGTTAGACAATAGGTTAAATGTGCCAGAACTCTGGGTAGAGTGACTTGTTCATCGCCTTAACGGCAGGAGGAACAGGACCCATGCGGTCAAGCCACATAACGCAGTCTGGATTCAACATACAGAAGTTGTTGTTGTTGCGAGGCTGATGATACTTGTCTCCGCCGGCATTGAAATAAGGAAAATCGTTGTCGCTCGGAGCAAAGCAGTTAGGGTTGGTCACCATAGGCAATACGGATTCGCCTGCACTTGCAGCCTCAACCAATACGTCACCTACCTTCAATGTGCCGAGAGCAGCAGAAAGAGTAACCTTCCAAACGTCACCTGCGGTATCATCAGTAGTAGCCTCGACTGCTGAAATAGTCACACCCTTTGCCTTTGTCTTGAAGTCCTTCTGACCGACCATGATGGTGTCGCCAGGGAACGGAATGTGAACGAAGCCGTTACGAACGATGTAGATGTCTGTGTCTGTAGCCGCAGTTGTAGCCTTTGCTACACCGTAAGCCTTCAGAATCTTGAATGTCGCGCCAGGTCCGTCGTTGCCAGCTGTAAAACCAAGGTCGTGCTCAATCAAGTCACCGGCATAAATCTTAGCCTGACCTTTGAACGGATTGACGAGCTTGCCACCAATAGGTGGGTGAACGAAGGCATTCTTGATGAGTGCCTCAAGGCCAGCAAACACGTATCGGGTTCCACCGACCTTACCTTCTGTCTGAACAATGGTTGCGCCGTGGTTCAGCATACCACGAGTACCCATCTGTTCCATGTAGGAAATAGAAGTGTTGTCCATAATCTTTTTACCTTTTTAAAATTGTTATCCTGAAATTACTTCTTGTCTCCACCGCCGAATCTCTTCTTTCGACGCTCGGCCACTTCTTCCATAAACTTGTCATCATCTGTGGACGTGCCTCCGCTAGACGTGCGACTGCCTTTTGCAGGAATACCGTTTTCACCGGTAGCCTCCTTGTACTCTGCGGTGTAGATCTTCTCAGCCTTAGAAACCAGGTCGTCGATGTTGGCATCTTCGTCCGGAATCTCCAGCTTTGCGATTGCAGCATTGAGGAAGTAGTTCTTCATTTCAAGGTTTGCCTTGTCGAACTTATCCTTCAAACCTGCCTTTACAGACTCGATGGTCGCCTTCCTTGCAGCCTTCTTGTCTCTTTCTGCGTTAGCTTCCTTGAGGGCTTTGATTTCTTTGAGAAGCTCGTTGTATTTGTCGTCAGGATCGCCATTCTTGGCGGCCTCCTTACGCTTGTGCTCCTCTTCCTCTTCCTTCTTCTTGCGTTCAGCCTCCTCCTTGCTCTTCTTTACCTCGTCAGAGATATTCTTGTGCAAGTTGCCGTTGATACGCTTCAGACGGTTTGCTAACTTGGTAACCAACTTGGAATTTGCTTCCTCGTCATCACCGAAATCTTCCAAAACATCATCAAGTTCCTCATCGATGGTCTTTTGGCTAAGTTCTTTGAACTTGGTGGTATCAACCTCCTTGTTCACTAATGCTAAGAGTTCCTCTCTTGTCATGTTGTTTTTTTGATTAAAATGTTATCCCGAAAGTGGTCCCTCCACCTCGAAAACGTATAAATATACCTTTTATTTTGCAAATATATGAATAAATATGCAATTATCCAAGAAAAATTGTATATTTTTGCAGTATTAAATGTATATTTATGCAAAAGGAAGTATTTTCAGGATTAAAATTGGATAACGGTGAGCCTATTTATACTCAAGAGTATATCCAATCATTAAGAGACGCCGATAAGAAGCATCCCGACAAGCTGAAGATTATAGCTCAGCGTGGCGGTCAGGAGCGCATGCTGTCTATTGATGCAGATATTAAGATAGTTGGCGGCTCGCGAGGTGGACCTCTGGATGAAGACACGAGAGTGTTAACTACTAGAGGATTCATTAAAATCAAGCATCTTAAATATGGCGACACCGTAATAGGACATGACGGTAAGGGACATAGAGTATTAGGTCGAATCGATTATCCTGATAGAGATTGCTACGAAATTGAACTATCTGACGGATCGAGTGTAGTATGCTCGGATGACCATATCTGGAATGTATCTATCGATGGCGACAGGAGATTTATACCACATCTTGCCTGTGAGATAGCTAGTTACATCAACGAAGGCTACGACATCACTATTCCCTGCGTAAAACCTGTAGAGTTTGATGAAAAGTTCGGCCTAGCCTCTGTCGCTGAGAGAACTGAGTCTTTAAGACGTATCATCGAAACATCGGGTAGATTTTCCGGAAAATACTGGAAGAAGACTTTCAAGACAAGAAAGAAAGCATTCGATTTCAAGTATCTGGTTGATAGTCTCGGTTCTGTTTGCTACGTAAAAAGGAAGTCAAACAAGAAATGGGAGGTTCGATTCGATTACAGAAAGAAGGAATTAGAGAGGAGGATTGTCAGCTGTAAACCGGTCGGCAAGCGAAACTGCTGTTGCATCGCCGTTGAGAATCCGGACTCACTATTCGTTGTCGAGGACTTTATCGTCACTCACAACTCCAAGTCCTTCTCTTCCCTTATGGAAGTTCTGAAGGATATCAAAAATCCAGATTTTCATGCAACAATTCTTCGTAACGAAAAAGACGACTTGCAGTCCTTGGTGACAGACTCTTACAAATTGTTCTCCCAATTTGGAACTTACAATAAGTCACAGAACGATATGACCTGGAACTTCGACAACGGAGGATGGCTCAAATTCTCGTACTACGCAGGAGCCTATCAGGATTTCAAGACACGATTCCAGGGGCGCCAGTATGCCTATGTCTGCATCGATGAGGGTACTCAGTGTCCATACAAGAAGTTCAAGTACCTATTGACCAACAACCGAAACGCAGCTCACATACGAAACCGATTCTGGATTACCTGTAACCCTGACCCGGAATCATGGGTGCGAAAGTTCATCGACTGGTGGGTTGACGAGAATGGATACATAATACCGGAGCGAGATGGAGTTATCCGCTACTGCTTCATGGATGGTGATACACCGGACTCTATCTACTGGGGTAACACAAGAGAAGAGGTATACGAACAGTGCAAGGGCATCATCGATAGCCTCTGGAAGGACAGCTACGAGGAACTTGGATACACGAAGCTCGAAATGTTCATCAAGTCGGCAACATTCGTTCGCGCTGACGTATCAGAGAACATTAAGCTTATCTCTACCGATGCCTCATATCTCGCCAACCTTGCCCAACAGGACGAGGAACAGCGCATGCGAGACCTGGAAGCTAACTGGAACTGGAAAGCTGCCGGTGATGACATGATCAAGATGGAAGACCTTGATGAAATCTACGACAATGCAGAACAGATAGGAGATGGAAAACGCAGAGCTTCTGCCGATATCGCATTCACCGGAGGCGATAACTTCGTAATGTGGCTTTGGGAAGGATGGCATTGTAAAGACTTGGTTGTTCTGAGGCTGGACCCTAAGACACTCGTTTCGGTAGTTGAGGCCAAGCTGAGAGAGTGGGGTGTCGAGGAATGTAACTTCACTTACGATATGCAGGGTATCGGTCAGTACTTTAAGGGATTCTTCAAGGATGCCGTCCCATTCAACAACCAGGCAGCACCTATCGCTAGGAATCATCAGGAAGAAGAAGGAATCAAATACCTATATAAGGATTTGAAGTCTCAGTGCGCATGGTTATTCTATAAGATGATAAAAGAGAAGCAGATTTCCATCGACTCGGCCCTGCTTGAAAGAAAGTATTCAGGAAACGGATTTGACAAGGTTCCTCTCAGACAGATTCTTCAGAAGGAGCGTAAGATGCTCAGACGTGACGAGAATAGCGATGATAGGGGATTCAAGCTATTACCTAAGAAGATTGCCAAGAAATATGTCGGGCACTCGCCTGACTTCTTTGAATCTTGGTTCTACGTAATGATATTCAGTTTAACAAAAAAGAAAAATAAAAAGGTAAAAGGATTATGGATGCTATCAAGGTAACAAATTTCAGAAAGATTCTCGTAAAGAAGCCTTTCTTTGAACTCACGCCAAAGGGGTACATGACCCACGATGGCTATTGCAGGAACGAGGTGTCCGATAATGAAGACCCTCAGATGCCGCAAGATACATTATACAGAGTGGTTAAGACTCAGAAGGACTTCCTTCGTGAGTTCTATCCTACGTCACACAAAATCTTCGACAAGGATCTCTACCCTGACATCTGGAGAAAGAACCCGGAAGACGGGAAATGGTATGTCCAGGAGATTCAAAGAACGGCATTTGCTTTCCAGCAAGTTATTCATACGAAGCACGTCCTCCATATGACAGGTAACGATATTCAGTTTGAGCTTGCCGGTGATCCTGAGATGAAGAAACAGGAAGAGTATATTAATCTTCTTGCCAAGTTCAAGAAGGGATGGTATATGCACGATATGGAGATTCGTCACTATGAGGCAGTAAGTTCGTACATGAAGGTTGCTGAGGCTGCTGTAGTCGGATTCTTCGATAAAAACAAGAAATTCGGTACTCGCACATTGGCTTTCGATAGAGGAGACACATTGTATCCTCAGTTCGACCCTCTTACTGGTGAACTCGTTGTGTTTGCTCGCAAGTATTACGACTTCGACGAGGAAGGTAATGAAAAGATTGAATGGGTAGAGGTGTGGGATGACAAGACTTTCTACCGCTTCAAGAAGCAAGTTAACGAAGGCAAGGTCAAGGAGACTATCAAGAGAATTGCCAAGATATTCGGAATCGACGACTACACTTGCGTTGAAGAGAAAGCTCACGGCTTCCCATTTATCCCTGTTGCATACGTAAGAAATGATGACGGCCCATGCTGGTCTGTTGTACAGAAGAACATCGAGGACTACGAGGAAGCTTTCTCTTATCTCTGCGAGAACAACAAGGCTTACGCCTTCCCTATAATGAAGTTGAAGGGCGATGGTGACGACATTACCGTTGTTGGAGATACAAACGGATCGGCTAAGATGATTCAGATTACCGATACGAATGGTGATGCTGACTTCATTAACGGAACAGACGCTTCTGATGCATTTGCGACACAGCTCAACAAGTCGTATGATCTCATCTATGAACTTTCGTTCACAGTAAAGCCACCGGAACTGAAGTCGGGTGACCTTCCGGGCGTTGCCATTAAGCTGCTCTATTCTCCTGCCATCGAGGTTGCAGAGAACGATGCTAAGAAGATGCATCCGTTCCTGGATCAACTTGTTCGTATCTCAAAGTATGGTATCGGAGTTGAAGAAAACTGCATGGCCACTATGACCGGTCTTCCTATTCACGCTTGGGTGGAAATCTATGTGCATCAGAATAAATCTGAAATAATAACAAACTTAGCAACAGCTGTTCAGAACAACTTCCTCTCAAAGCAGACTGCATCTGAGCGTTGCCCAGACTTCCCAGTTAACGATGAATACGACCGTATCATGCGCGAGAAGAAGGAAGAAGACCAGCAGGACCTCCTTATGGATATGCAACGTGCGGATAACGAGACCGAGAATGCTATCGAGGAGCAGAAGGCGGCGAAGATTCAGAATGGAGGCAGCGGAAACGTACGTACTGGTCGTGGCGCTGGCAGGCCGAACAAAAGCGGTCGAGAATACGATTCTAACCGAAACTGGGATGGTCGTGTGAATTGGGACAAAGGAGTAAAGTGATAGTATAAATATTCTAAAAAATATTGCATAAATATTCATTAATTGTATAAATATGCAATATTTTTTGTATATTTGCAGTGAGGATAGGCAGGAGTAGCTACCTGTTGACAAGGGTGAAATCTCGACACCCTTCCTCTTCTGTATTTTTCGAGATTAACTTAATTATTCGGGATATGAAATCAGAAAAAGAAATTTGGAAGCCTGTGGTTGGCTTAGAGGATCGTTATATGATTAGCTCTCTTGGAAGGGTGAAATCGTTAGCTTACGACATTGTGGATTCTATCGGCAGACACGTACACCGAAAGGAGAAGCTTATGAAAGTTAAAGTGTGCAGCAGCACCGGATACCCGCAAGTAAACTTGTGGGTGGGTGAAAAGAATAAGCCTTTTAGTATCCATAGATTGATAGCTGAGGCTTTTATCCCAAATCCTAATAATTATCCTTGCGTAAATCATATAGACGAAGACCGCTCAAATTCAGTTCTTGGCAACTTGGAATGGTGTACTTATGGGTATAATACCACATACGGATCCGCGAGAGAGAGACGAAGAGCGTCTTTAAAAGCGTTCTACGAGGATCATCCTGAACTTAAAATAACGATTAACGAAAGAGGAACTTCTTTTCGTATTTGTCAATACGAGACAAATGGCAAACTTGTCAAAGTTTGGGACGGAGGATTGTCCGAGATTGAAAAATGCTTCGGCAAGACTGGTGTCATCGAAGGCTGCATTCATCATAAATGCAATTCTGCACGCGGTTTCGTCTGGAGATACGAGGGAGATCCATTTTCTTATAATCCAAAGGCTCCCGGGCCGAGGCGAAGAGTTGCTGTTATGCAGTTTGATTTGAGTGGAAAATATATCCGCACATTTCATAGCATAAATGAAGCCGCAGATTATCTTGGTAAGAGATCGAGAAATTCCGATATAACGAATTGCTGTAAGGGAAATTGTAAAACTGCTCATGGTTATAAATGGAGGTATGCAAATGGATAATGAGTTAAAACGTTCTGTCGATTACAGCAGAAAGCGTTTGCAGGCAATCCGAAACTGCGAGGACCATGTTGCAGATATTCTCTGGAAATCAACACAGAAGATAGTTTCCGCAAGTAAGCGATACAGAGGCGTGGGCAGGCTCACAAACGAGTCAGCCCTGCTCTCTTACGCCAAGAATGTTACTGCTGAGGCAGAGGAGAGTATCAACAGCTATATCTCTGCCTACTCAAAGGCTTCATGCAAGATTCTCGGGATTGACAGCGAGAACATCGAATCGTTTCTCGTCAGCGACATCTACGGAAAGACGACATCTGAAAGAAACGCTGTCTATCTCGGAATCTTTGCTGAAGATATTGTAAGGATGATCAAGGCAGGAACCTTGATGGGATATTCAGACCAGCAGCTCCTTTCTTCCATCCGCACAGGCTATAAAGACCCATATCACACATCAGTCATCACCAAGGCGAAGAGAAAGGACATTAACATCGATGTTCCTTCTTACGGAAAGGGCTACTACAAGAACGCCTATCAGAATATCGTAAGAAATGCTTCTCAAGTGATTGCTTTGGCGTGGGGACAGGCAGAGCAGGAGTATGGACAGGAGAATAAGGCTATCGGATTCTATGTCAAGAGAGGAAGCAGTTATCCTTGTGATATCTGTCAAAGCGAAGCCGATGCCGGCCTCCATTCTTTCAAAGACCCATATCCGCCATTTCACGTTTCGTGTTGTTGCTACACAGTATTTGCATTCAAGGATAATAAAAAGAAATAAGATTATGATTGAAGAAACAAAAGGATACACGTTATCCGTCGATACGTACAAGAAGGCGAAGGCTCTCAAGATGAAAGACCCTCGCTATTACATCTACGCCAGCCTCCGTGGTTCAGGTATGTCTGTTCGTGACAGCTGGGCCATCGCATTCCAAGGAGAAGGAATAGGTGTGTGGGAGAAATCTTTCCTCGAAAACGAGATGAATAAGCTAGAAGCCAAGGAGTCCGTTCAGAAGAGAATCGCAGAGGTACAGGGCAAGAAAGCGAAGAACGAGAACGCCGATGAGCTCACCCAGGAGGAACTTATTAAGGCTACCTCGAAGGAAGAGATTCTGAGAAACCTCGTTATCGCTCAGCGCAAGCAGAAGTTTGGCTCTCCAGAGTGGCAAAAGACGACTGCCATGATAGCCGACTACTCTAAGATTAAGCAGGACGAAATTGATACAGAAAATAATGTGGTCCACTACTATATTCCTCTATCAATGCCTCGATGCTGCGAGGACTGCATTATCTTTAAAAATGGTCAGGCGACTTTCCAAAAGAAGAAGAAATAGTTAAATTCGTGTTAAAGTAACTTTGTTTTACTAGAAATTCAGCAAAACCAAGTACCTTTGCAAATAATTAATGTTCACAGATTCTTTCTGCTGAGCATAATTCAAATTATTTTGGTTAACTAAGAGGGGCAGTGTCTTCACAGATACTGCCCCTCGCTTTTTAAAACAAATATATAAGTAGAAGAAAACTTTGAAGTCAATTAAGGATACTTCTCTCCGGTAACCAACTCAAGTATACCCTTAAGCCTATCATTAAGAAGGTCGTCATTGAATACAGGAAGAACACCGTATGGAGGCAGTTTCTTAGTCTCTGCGGCCTCCAAAATGAACTGGAGCGCCTGTACTAAGGAAGTGTGGTCTTGAACGACCTCAAGCAATTTATCGCTCATCCTTGCCTCCTTCCTTTTTAATCTGTTCTGCCATCTCAAGAAGAGTCTCGGCGTGCTTATCGCGGTCGATGACTTCCTGTACGGCCTCATCGCTCTCCTTGCGAAGCTGCTCTTCAGTCTTACCATCGTCGGCAGCAGCGTTTCTTCTTGCAGCCTCACGAGCAATGTATTCGTCACGGAGTTTCAACTTACCTGCCGTGTATTCTGCATCGCCAGGCAACGATGTATCCGCATACATAAGCTGGGCAAATGCCTCGATGATGTTTCCATTATCCTTGGAGAACTCATAATGGTCTCCTACAGCCATAGGAACACATTCATCGAGCGCAGCGTACATTGATGTACCGATAGAGTATTCAATACCCCATGTACCGGCAATGTCAGCAATCTTGATGAAAGGCAGCGAGCCTCTCTGTAAATGCTTCTTGATATCAGCAGGGATATCCTCTCTGAGTGAAGCAACTTCTTTCTTAGACAAGCTCTTACTGAACTTCAGCACGGTGAAGTGTCTTGTCTTGATAGTCTTTCCAAATGGTAATGCCATGATAACAATATTTTAAAGTTCAACTTTTATTTCCTTATACTCGAAATCTGTGCAAGATGGATTCTCTCCTGAAGCAAACTTCTTCTCGGTAGGGTGGCAACACTTGCCATTCTTGAAGAAGAAACAATCCTTGCAAGTGTAATCAGTCTGTTCCATGTTCCTTACGTTTTTGATATTCCATCAATGTCAAGATACAATAGTTAGCGCAGTCAAGAAGAGCATCTTCCAATGGCTCATTAGCAACTTGCGCCTCATTGTCCTTCAATGTCTTAATGCGATTCACTTTCTCTCGTATCTTTCCGTAGCCGTAGTTGATACCAAGCTCATCATACATTTCGGAAAAAGCATTCCCATAATCGTGATTCTTGCGCTTATAGGTATCACTCATCTTGTCTGTGATTTCCTTGAAGCGGTCGGCATCACTCTTCTCGGATTCTTTTTTGATTGGTGTTTCTTTAAAATCCGAGAAAATAGAATACATCGCCAAATCAACTATATCCACACAAACTGCTGCTAAATCGGGTTTAAAGAATGCTACGATTTCGCATTTTTTATCCGTTATAGCTATATCGATAACTTTGATATGTTGAATCCTATCAATAGAGCCTAATGGGTCTATTTTATCAGCAAACACCGAGCCTGCAATCTTTATCAAATTACACTTCGTAATCTGCAAGACAGACCCTATCTTAATATCTTCTATTCTAATCATAAGCTATTTCTTTTTACTATTCAAATAAAATGCTCTAAGGGCCATAACCTCTGATGGGTTGTGATAAAGGATAATACAGAAATCACCATGTTCTTCTGTGTGAACCTTTCGTAAACCACATTCCTTGATAAATCCATCCTCACCAATGTAAGGATCAAGGATCTCGCGAACCGCACTAGTATGACTTGGTTGAACAACAATAACGCCACCAGTTTCCCGAAGTTCTTCTAGCTTCTCCCACTGAGCTTCGATATTTTCGTCTCCGTAGAATAAATCATAGCCATAAGGCTCTGTGATTTCTCTATCAATGCCCATTCCCAAAGGAAGTTCAATTACTATAATCGGTTTCATAAGCTATTCCTCCTTATCTTTTAGTTCAACGAAATCGCCAATACCCAAACGAGCATTGTTGATGCAAGACGCAATCCAACCCATCAAGTAGGCTGAAGGCTCGCCGCCGTGTTCCATGCCAGTATGATCCTCGATGGCATCGCAGACGTGAGAAGCTCTTCATGGCAGCAGTAGTTCATCGACATAACCTTCTGACACGGAAACGAGACAAGAACGCCACGTCTTCTGTCGCTCTTTCTGACAGCATCGGAATACGTAACGCCGCCGTAATCACTATCGGGAGCATTGCACTTGTCAAAACAGGAATCTATCAGCTCTTTCAGGTCTTTGCCGATGTGTACCCAAAGTTTCAAAGGGTAGATTCCGTTTCCGTATTCGTAATATCCTTTCTTCTTCATATTCTCAACTATTTTTGTTTTGACACAATCTCGATGGCAGACAATAATGTCTTTTCGCTGATACCATTTCCACTACCAACACCATCTTTCTCTATCTTGTCAATGGAACTCTTTATAGAACCTACTGCATCATTTATGCTATCTGCACTACTCATCGTATTTTCGATAGCTGATTGCAGCTCATCGAAACGCTTGTCTATATAATCCTTCAACCTTTCTTCGTGCTCTATAACGGTTACAGAGTTTGAGATTTTCCCGTGCGCCCAGCACCTATCTATGCATTCGTAATAATCACCTTTTTCTTCGCTGTGCTTTTTGCCAGATACAACTCTTAGCTCAACAAAATTTTCTCCGTCCATTACCGCATAGACACCATCTCCAAATGGATATAGTTCGGCTTTTTCGAAATCCGACCTACTTTCATTTCCTTTGTAAGCGACCTTTCCTAAAATATTAACTCTAATCTCCATATCTCAACTATTTATTATGTAATCTACCAATATGCCACTTTGAGCAAACCTTGCATAAGTAAGGATGCCAACCAAGTGCCTTCAATCTCGGAATCTGATTCAGAAACTCCCAAGCATCATCCTCTGTCTCGTATGCGACCTTCGCCTTCCATGAATGAACCTTCCTGGTCCAATGCTCAGGGTCTGGCTTGAACGGAGGAACCTTGTTCGGATTGTGATGTCTTCTCATATCTGCCATCTTAATCAATTTTGATCCTCGTACTCCTCAAACTTTTTGCGTATCTGTTCAAACCAGAATACTCGAAAATCGTCATCGGAAGCCTTCCACATCTTCTTCAGCCATTCATAATTAAGGCGCTCAATGGTTTTTCGGATTCTGTCGCCGTAGGGGATTTCGAGCAGCATCTTGTCAAAACCACCTTCCGGCTCAAAGCTCACGTCAAGCGTTATGCTGTGATCCTTGTATCGGCAAGACGACATCTTGATACCAGACTCGAACGCTTTGTCCACAACATTATGAATAGATCCGCGAATTCTGTCGCCATCTATAAAGGCATCGGATATACAAAACATAAGTTCTTCTCCCATAAGCTACAAACATTTGAATGAAACACTGTTCAACGTCCTGTTCACCGCGACCTCCCTATCGTTGCACATGGTCCTCATGCACTCCATGGCATCCTCGCGAACAGCAGCCATAATCTCGCTCATCGAAGCAGTGGCCGGAACAATATTCCCGTCAGCCTTCTTCTTCGTGATACAGGAGATAATCTCCTTGATATATTCCTTGTCTATCATAGAAATCTGTTTTATTACCGTTAATCATCAGGCTGAATGAAGCTCTCCGGCTGCTTGATATCCTCCTCACCACGCAATTTATTCTTCACGTCGTTGATGAGAAGCTCCTGCTTCAGGTCAATCATCTGCGCGCCGTATACCTGATACGTCATTCCGCCCTGTGACCTCTTCTTGAAGAAGCCGTACTTGTCGCTCATATCACGCCCGAACTTCTGAATCGTAGGGATATCCTTCTCCTCGACATCGTTGGCCTTGCAGAACTCGACGAACCTCTCGTACATCTCCTTGGCAAGCATGCATTCCGAAATCTCGCCCCTCGCCTCTTGGCTGCATCTCATATCATACGCCCTTATCCAGGCATAGATAGGATTGCTTCCTAGAAGAGAGATGAGCAGCTGCCTCCTGCTTCCCTCAGCTGCCGGGAACCTGTACTTCCTGCTCCTCAGCTCCATCGCGCCACGGAATATCCAGTTGAACACTCCGCTCAGCTCCTCACGAATAATCTTGCTCGCCAGCTCCGGGTCCTGCCTCTCCTTTGGTATGGTCACGTCGAAGCTCACGTACTGCAAGCGCCTGATGAATCCGAGCGAAGCATCGTCTGGGAACGGAAGCTCGTTGAGGTTGAAGATGAGGTAGGGGATTGAGTTCCCCTCCAGGATATCTCTGCCGAGCTTTCTCATCGGGACGGGCTCGCCGCTCACGAGTCTCTTGAACATTCCGGTGTTCTTCCTTCCGAACTTCTTCGGGTCGGAATCGGAAGACCAGTTGAAGATGGCGTTCCTGATGGGATACCTTCCCCTCATTCCCTCGTCTCCGTCGGCAGTGAGGTCGGCGTAGTCCATCTTGCTTATCCTGTCCTTGCCGAATATGTTGCAGGCAACGTCGAAGATGACACTCTTTCCGTTGGCTCCCGTACCTATAAGGAGAAGACAGAGCTCAATCTTCGATGATTCCTTCCCCTCGTACGGATTGTATGCAGTGCCTCTCTGTATAAGACCGAGACCGAGGAACATCTGGAGGATCATCCTCGACGTCCTGTCTGGGAGGACCTCCTTGATGAAGTTCATCCACCTGTCGCACTTCGCCTTCGGATTGTAGTCGTATGGGTGGTAGTATGTGACATGGTACTCGGGAGAGAACGGCATCACGTTCGGATACTTCAGACCGCTGCCGAAGTCAACAACTCCGTTGGCGAATGCAACGATGTCGAAGGTAGGTCTCAGTATGTTGTAGCACTCTATCACCTCCATGAATGACTTGTTCATCACCGTACTGATGCCGAGCATTGGAGCCATGGCCAGGTCAAGGAGCAACAGCTGGTAAGCCTGTTCCAAAACTATCTTCGGAACAGCTTCATATATCTTGCCGTTGAACATGTAGTAAGCACCGTTGTAGTACTTCACCGGAGCCTTCTTCGCAAGACGTCTCATTGACCTGATGAAATTAGACTTCAGCTTGTTGTACTTCTCAGAGTTCGCCTTACCCCAGTCCTGACAGCGGAGCTCTTCGAAGCCGTACTCGTCATGCCTCGAAAGGTCAAGCAGCTGAGCGTGCAATGTGTCTATAGCAATACCATTTTCCATTTATGTACAATAATAATATTAATTTTTCGTTATTGTGTAGGATAAACCCCGATAAACAGGGGCTTTCTGAAGGATAACACGTGTCAGGTCGTCCTTACAACATGTCGTCTATAAAATATCGACAACACAAAGATACAGATAATATCCTGAATATCCAGTAAAACCCTAGTAAATAAAGGGTATAAATATACATTTTAGGTATACATTAAATGAAGGATAGGTATACATTAATGGTTTGGTCTGCAAAGTAAGAGTTTATGCTATCAAATGTTAATAAATAACGGATGAATGAATATGCATAATTATCCTTTATGGAGAAAAGTAATTAAACTTTACAAAAAGGCTTAAAAATCGGAAGAAAAAATTTTTAGATGAGGTGACTACCGCGCTGATTTATAGCTACAAAGGGGGTGTGGGGGTGTTTCTTCTGAAATTATTACATTTTGTGTCGGTTTATATAGTGTAAACCATCGTGAAACAATATTTTTGTAATTATTTCAAATTGTCGGTTTATATTTATAAAAAATTTATGTAACCCATTAATAATCAACACTTTAAAATTTTGTTTATATTCATTTTCTCGCATAAATATACATTATTACTATTCCGTGAAACATCAAAACTTATTACAAGATACTTGACCAAAATATATTTACCATATTTATACATGCATAAATATTCGTGTTTAACTTATTAAATACATTTTAACGAAACTGGTAAAAGATTATTACATGAGTAGTTAAATACTTTAACATAAACTGCCACTTTTGCGGGCGTAACTACCTGTATATCAATTAGTTAGCAATTTGTAAAGATTAATGTTTCTTAAGTTAATTATTTAACAATTACTGCCACTATAGCTTCATAAATGCTTGATTATTAGATGGTTACAAGTCTGCCACGTTGTCGAAAACGTTAAATTATTCAAACCTTAACAACTACTGACAAATGCTGTAATTATTACAAATAGCTAACTATCTACAAATCAAGTACTTACAAAAGGTTAAATGCATAAATACTCATTTTTTTACTGGTTGTTTGGTACACCATTTGCAATTAGATAGGTAACAAGCAATATTGCTTGTGAACTCATTCAAACAAATAGTTATGGATAAAGAGATTAAAGGTGCTCAAGGATACGAGCACGCTAGTACTAAGGTTGCAAGTTATGTAGCAGAGTGCAAAGGTAGCGCAGTTTTAGCGCAGAGTTTAGAAGTACTTAATAGTTACCGAAAGAAACTATTAAGCGAGTGCAAAGATAGTGAAGTTGTAAGCGCAAAGAAAGAACTAGAGAAAGCACGTGCTAAGTACAACAAGCTAGCAACAAATTACGTGCTTTCAGACGAAAGTTACTGCAATTTGCAAACAGAGTGTGTGCGTTCTGCTGTTAGCGAGTTTTCTCGCAAACACAAATTACCTAATTTCTTTGCTTGGTTTGATAACAACGGCAAAGACAAACAAACATCGATTATAGATAGTTTGCAGCGTCTTGGCTCTAAGTTGTGCTCTTTACACCAAGCATTTACAAGCGGTGCAAAGGTAGCAAAGAAAAAGAGTGAAAGCATAACAGACCTACAAAAGCAAATTGCAGAACTGCAAGCCAAACTTGCATCAGCGCAAAAGTAACACAAACAAGGTAGCTAGAGAAATCTAGCTATCTAGTTTTTCCTACTGGCTATTTGATAGGTAGCCAGTGGGAAATTTTACTCCAGGTTTTTCAACTTGGAGCGGGTCGTCGTGTCCTTATTTTTCCCACACAATTTGGTAAACCTTGTCGTGGTGTGTGGGCTTAACTCAGAGAGAGAATTTATTCTTCCTCAGGGGACTAATTGCCAAAATTCAAGAGAAGTATCTCAGTAAATCGAGAGTGCGAGAGGCACACCGAGATGGGAGAGAGTAACGTGTTACTCAGAGACATCCATCCGAGAGATACGCAAAAATTCCTGGCGTGAGCGTCGAATGAGATGAGACGGCACGACGGCTAGGGAATTTGTATCATCTAGCGAGATGAGAGTTTTAGAAAGAAATCATAATTCATATTCTATCCCGTTGGCTGCGGGTTAAGGGATACGAGATATCCTGAAAAGCTGCGTGTTGGATGGCACGTGGAGTGGTTTCCGTTGCATGGATTTTCCTGCACATCATATTCGCTCATAGTTTTTAAAGTGTGGGCTAGCGAATATAAAACGCACTTTCTGAAATCGGTTGCTTGTCATCCGTGCGAGATTTATCTCCTCAGAAATAAACAAGCTGCTGGCAGAAGCATAAAATCTGTAGGGTGTGAGCCACGTAGTTAAGACGATAAAGATAAAACGTGGTGCAAAGATGCACATCCTGGCTAACGGGGCGGGGAGAAATCTCCGCTCTACAATTATCAACCATTTAAATATTTTAGATTATGAACGGAATTAATGTAAATTTGTGGGCTATGCGCTCAGGTTTGGATGATGCAGTTTATCAGTACAACATGGGATGGATTACCCGTGCTGAGTTTGCTAACATTTGCTTCAATGTAAGAGAGCCTTACATGGGAGCGATTAAGAATACCATTCTGTATATTCGTGACAGATGGTTCTAGCCTAATCTCCCTACGCTTGTAGGGAACGAATAACCAAAAATATTAGAATTATGAGTACGCTGAGAATTAAATGCCTCGATATGTGCGAGGTTGAGAGTATCATTGCAGATGCTCAGGAGATTTTGAGTCACGTAGAATTCGGGTCGCTAAATAATGGTGTGCTTACATTATTCTGCGTGGCGTGAGCCTAAAAATCTGTAGCCAGTACGATAATTGTCGTGTGTGGCTACGGAACAATTACCAAAAAAAATATAGATATGAAAGTGAGACAAATCATTTATTCAAGTACGATAATTGTGCTTGGATTTATTCAGAGTGTGCCGGCATTCATTTGCTTGGCAAGTACGATAATTCTCCTGAATGTGCTTGGAATTCTTTACGGAATTCTGCTTGTGTATATTTGGAGCAGTACGGAAAAGGGTAAGTGGTATTTCCGTGAGCTGTGGAGATCTACGCTCCGCTTGGAGAATTTCATCCTGCCTGGAGTGTGAGGAATCTGGGAAGTACGAAAATTGTGCTTGGAAACATTTGGCTAAATTCTGCTTGGAGAAATCCAGGCAGTACGATAATATAACCAATTAAATTACAGAATTATGAAACAGAGAATTTTTATCGCAGTGTTTGTTTTCGTGTGTCTTGCACTTGTAGCCGTATCCGTTGACAGCGTGAACTGTCACAGAGCGAACGTGATGCTGAGAAAGACAGTTATCAGCCAGGCGAATGAGATTTCAGAGCTTAACGGCTGTCACACATCAGAGGGCACTACGATGTTCGTAGGTCTCAGAAAGTAGCCAAAAATGTGCTCAGGCATTTTCCTGGGCATACTATGTAAAACCATTAAACAAATCGAATTATGTTAGACAAGAAATCACAGAAGAATTTTGAGCGTGCGCTTATGCATGAGATGGAGAAGATCAAGATTGCTGCACGCCAGTGGCATAACAACAATACTAAGGGCTACAGAGATTATCGTAGCAAAGAGGCTATCTCCAAGAGTTTCTCTGAGATTGCAGTATTGTGCATGAGCTAAATGTGCGTGGCGGTTGTCACGCATACTATTCACCAATATTTAAGAATTATGATAGATGAAGAATACAAAGAGAATGTAGAGTACATACTCTCTACGATTTTGCCTAAGTTGCAGAAAATCCAAAAAAAAGTATTGAAAAATCAATCAAGACTGAGCCTTGAAGTTAGCGTTAGCAATAAAAACGGCGAAGGGTATATAAGTTGTTTTGCCTGTGTCATGAATGACATGGGAGAAATAACGGATACTTGTTTTCCACGTTTCATCTGCGTATGCAGCAAAGAGGAGATTGACGAGCGGCTTAACGAGCTTAAAGAGTTCATCAAGAAGTACATAGCCTGAAAATTGAGGGAGTTTTATCTCCCTCTCCTATAAACCAAAATGTAGAATTATGAGTAGATGGGTACAATTTTATCACAAGATTAACAAGTTTGACCTTGTGAACATGAGATTTACAGATGATTTCAGTATTGTGGAAATGGTGGGCATGGATTCTGTCATGCCTATTGACGGTAGACTTAATCTGTCATCCATACGAGCAGAGATACAGAAGAAAATCGAGAGCATGAAGAAAATCGAGAGTTTTGACCCTTGTGCATTCTCCATTCTCACCGGCAGTTCTATCCTGAATGCTTCAGAATCTCCGGTGTACAATCTCTAGCCCAAAAATGGGTAGTACGATAATGTGCTGCCTGCTATTAACCAAAACAGAATATATTATGACAGCAGAAGAAAAGACTCAGCTAGAGAAGCTTGTAGAAAAGTATTTGAAAGAAGATGCGTACAAGCCACGAGGATGGGGAGAGAGAGCCGCAAGGAAGTTTCTCAGCGCATTAAATGGCGAGTGGCTTCTTACGTACAGCTTTAGACCAGACCCGGCGTAGTTATTTACTACGCCTCCAATTATTAACCAAATCAAATTCAGAATTATGACAGACGGAGACAGAAAGTTCCTTGCCAGGCTCGTAGCGAGTCACAAGGCAGTTATCAGCGAGGAGTGCAGACGCAAGAATCTCGACAAGAGCGAGTATTTCAGACGCGTAGCACGTGCAGACAAGAAGGCTCAGGAGATTGAGCAATCGTGCATGCGACCTCGCAAGTTCTAGCCAAACATTCTGTGCAGTCTATCTGCACAGAAACCATGTTAAACCATAAAAATGTAGAATTATGAAGAAAATTGTTAATACATTTACTAAGATTTTCGTAAGAGACGGAAAGCGTCACAGAATTGTCGCTGTCGCTTCTTTAGGTGATGAGTGCAGAAATAACATCTGCACTTTCTCTATTACAGGTCAGATAGATATTTTCTGCTTCGGTTCATGGCACTGCAAAACCTGCGGTTGCATTACAGACGAGATATGCAAATTCTTTCCAGAATTGAAACCATTTGTAAATCTTCACATGTGCAACTACAAGGGACAGCCATTCTATACTGTGGATAATGGTATTTACTATGTATCCCAAAGTAAGGAGATTGCTATGCGTAATCTCAGAATTACCGAGGATGAGTACGATGCCCTGCTCCCTGCTGCCGAGCTGAACGACAAGGACTATTTTGTCTATAAGTTATTCAAGCTTGGCATCGTTAAGAGATGGAAGTCTGAAGCTGATAAGTTTATTGAGTTTCTTCTTCGCCAAGGAGGTGAATGGGAGAATCCATACACTATCAGCGACGAAAGACCGACAATTAAGCTGACCGGAGGCATAAGAGCTCTTGTAGAATCCAGACTCAAGAAAGGATACTACACGAAGGAAAATATTGATAAGATATTGCAGCAAAGAAGAGCTGACGAAATCAGCAAGAAACGTCAGTCTATAATTGAAGAGTACTACAAGAAGACCGAAAAAGCTCGCAATGAGCGTGACGTGATGCTTTACATTCTTGACCACGGTCTTTCTATCGGTAACGTGATTTATTACGATTACAACAACACCGTGAAGTTCAACTGGCTCGATTACAAGGAGCAGATTACGAAAGAACAGTTCGAGAATTTTATTGGGAACTTAGATCCCAGCAAGTTGCCTGAGGGTATTAAATTCTCAATCGACATCAAGAAGTAGCCAACCAATCCTCACTCCAACGGGTGGGGATTTCTATTAACCAAATATTAGAATTATGATAACGGATTACTACACAGCCGTACACTGGCTAAAAAGTGCGTTCATCCTCTGTAACGAGATTGTAGAGAATGACGAATCAGTGATTGAAAACATCGAGTATCCAGAGATGACAGAAGAAGAAAGGAACAGAATCGAGATATTCCAGTGGTTCCTCACTAACATGAGCGAAGAGGATAAGGAATGGATGCAGAAGAATTTCCCTGATCTTATCTTCTCTTACTCAGACAAGCTTGACTTGTGGATTCTTTGCGTAGATCATTTTGGAACGATGTGGAAGGGAGTCCCAACGACTACCAACTGCGAGAATGCGGCAAAGGCTAGCCAGCTGCCGTAGCCAACCAATCCTCACTCTCACGGGTGGGGATTTCTATTAACCAAAGATTACAGAATTATGAGTGATTTAGAGAAAATCCTGAATGACGATTTACTGAAGTGTAAAATCGTTGAGTCAGTAGAGAATCCTGTTAGGCGTGTGGACCTCATCAAGTGGACGCACGACAATACATACTCTATTGCAGAGGTACGCAAGGATACCGGTAAGCTAGAGGTCACAGACTTGAAAGCTGCCAGTGGTCTTGAGGCATACAAGCATTTTTACAGAAATTATGGTGACATTGCCATATGTGGCTAAAACTCCCCACATCATCGTGGGGAACCATTATGAACCATTAAACAGATGAATTATGGAAAAGAATATTTGGGAATATGTTATGAACAACAAGGGTGAGGTTATCGAAAAAGTAGCCGATTATATCGGTGTAAAAAGCTTTGCCAAGACAATCGAAGGCCTCTATCGCGAATGTCTGGAGAATTTCGATGACGCAGAAGACATGGAAGAATACATTGCCGATTTGTACGGAAAGAATATCCAGTCTATGGCATGGGATTTCACTCTTGAAGCAAACAGAGAGATGAAGAAATATCTCCATCTTCCTGACCAGCACATGAATGGTAATTTCGCTGATTTGTCTATGGATTATCCTAAGCACGTTACAGGTGTTTGGTGGGCATCAGACTACGATGGCGACGATTACTACGATTTGTATCCTCAGATGGTAGCCAGACTTGATGCCGCAGAGGACAGCGAACAGGCTAACGAGGATAGAGAATATCTTGAAGAGTGGTATTTCGAAGCCTTCGGTACATACAACATCAAGTACAATTTCTCGAACGAACTTGAAGAGATTCACTCTATGATGGAGGAAGCTTACGAGGAAGCCTAACAATATCCCCTAGCATGGGGATATTCAATGTTAAACCATTTAAATGATATTAGATATGAGTTACGAATTTGCTAAGAAGGAAATTGGTGATTACAGAATCACCATTTACCAGGATGAGAATGCCGAATGCCCTTGCACAGAATGGGATTTGGCAGGCGTTTACTTCTGGGACCATTCTGATTACGGATACAACAGGGAACTTTCTCGTGGTTGTAGCAGTGAAGTCGACGCTGAAAATGCAGAGGCTGCCTTGAAAGAGCTTGTCTGCAAGTATGTTCCACAAAAGAAGATTATCAAGTATATCAATAGTATGTTTCATTGCGATCATCTGTGTCTCGAATACGACAAGTCGTGCCACATGTGGAGTTTTGAAAGAAAATCAAGATTCAGCATCGGCAAGAACGAGTGGTACAACATCAGAGATTTCACTCCTAACGAACTGAAGAACGAAGATGTTAGGGATGAGCTTACAGAAGAGCTTGAAGAAGATGATTTTATTAATCTCCTTGAAAACTGCAAGGATATAGCATTCTACGAGTGGTCTTCCAGTGGATATAGCCAGGGAGATTATGTTAGAGGATATGCCTATTGCGACAAGAAGCGCTTCAAGAAGATGGTGGATACGAATACCAAGAACTGGAAGAATCGTGCCATCGAGCTGTTTGAGAGCGAAGTCAAGAATATTGGTATGTGGATGTGGGGTGATGTAAAAGGTTACGTCCTAGAAAAGAAACGCCCGTATACAAAATCGTACGAAGACGGTAAATCTTCTGATTCCTACGAGTGGGAACAGATTGATTCCTGCTGGGGAGAGTACTACGAGGACTCTGACGAGCTGATTAAAGACGCTCTCGAAGAGAATGGAATCAAACTAAAAGAAACAGCCTAACAAGGGGAGCTTGCATGCTCCTCTTCCATTAACCAATTAAATAGAATTATGGGAAAGATTACAATTTCACAGAAGGGAAGTAGAACTATCTACAGAGTGAACAGAAAAATCGTGTGCTATCGTGACGGGCACAAGTATTGTGTGGGCAAGCCATCATCTGGCAGCACCCATATCGAGTTTGATGCCTTATCCGAGAATATTGCACACGAGAGATGCATTGAGATTTGTGAGCGTAGAATCAATGCGGAGATGAAGTATCAGAATCCTGTCGCATACAACGCCCACAGAGTATTGAACGGCATTAGCCTAAAAGATAGCCTCCGGGCTATCACTATTAACCAATTAAACAAAGAGAATTATGACACAAGTTAATTTAGGAACTCGCACGGCAAATTTACGTGCAGCTTATAGCGATTTGAAAGATGGATATACCATTATCGTTGGGAAACTAAAGATGTGGATATACACTTGTAAAAGATGCGGTCCGTCGTATGGCAAGGATTATATAGCCTGCGATCATTATGGTGGGCAGTGGGCAATAGGAGTAAATTTCAAGGATTTTACAGACCAAATGCGTAAATTTGGAGAAGGAAAACTTGCTTACAACAAAGAGTGGTAGCCTAAAAACGGAGGGAGCATTCCCTCTGACATTATTAACCAACAAATTATGAGATTATGAATATAGCGATTTTAGATTATTCGGCATCAGAAGTAAGACTGATTAAGAACTGCCCGGATTCATGGGAAGAAGAGCAGATTGAGGAGTATATCTACGGAGAAGACGGACTCGACCTCAGTGAAAGCAGTACATACTACATGTGCGGTGATGCGGTCAGTATCAAGCAGGAAGAATACAAGCCATAAAAGCGGAGCGTCATGGCTCCGTACTTTTAACCAAATTATTAAAGATTATGAAGAGATATTACGTATCAGTCACAGAACATTTGAACAAGGTAGTCAGCGTTGATGCTGAGAGTGAGAATGAAGCCGTACAGAAAGTGCAGGATGCCTATAATAATAGCGATATTATTCTTGACGCTGACAATTTCTCAGGTGAGGTTATCGAGATCGAACCAGATCAGGAGTACTGGAGAGAATCCGAAGAAGATGACAGCGCAGCACTCCAGCACATCGACTAGCCAAACGGGGAGAGTAATCTCCCTACCAATAACCAAAACATAAGAATTATGAATGAAGACAGAATCCTAGAGATGTTCTTCGAAAAAGCCAGATGGCAGTATGCTATCGAGAAAGGCTTATTCAAGGACATGAACAAAGCAGTAATGTATCAGCTTACCACGCCGGAGGCTCGTCTGGCTATGTATCAGAGGATCAAGAGCGGCAATTACAAGATAATGCCGCCGCACACAGCCAAGATTCCGAAAGACAACGGAGATTTCCGTACGGTCTATGTGAATGAACCTGTAGACAGAATCCTACTGAGCATAGCAAACGACCTCCTGTTCGAGCTGATGCCAGAGATGGTGCATCCACGCTGTACGTCATACCAGAAAGGTATCGGCTGCGGCCGTGTGGTGCAAGATGTGTCTCGGATAATATACTCAGCAGAGGGAAAAATCATCGGGTGGAAAGGCGACTTCTCCAAGTACTTCGATTCCGTGCCTATTCGATTCATTGATTGGGCATTTGACAAAGTAGAGGAGAAGTTTGGAAAATCTGCGCTGATAGATGTCATCCGTGACTACTATCACACAGATATCTATTTCGATGAGGACAATAACCTCTGCGAGAAGTATCAGTCCCTCAAGCAGGGATGCTCTGTTGCCGCATGGTTGGCTGACGTTATCCTCTACCATCTTGACGACAAGCTGTCTAAGCTTAACGGATATTACGTCCGCTATTCAGATGATACGCTGTTTGTCGGTGAAGACTATGAGAAAGCCATGGATATCATGAAGAGCGAGCTGGAGATGATGCAGATGACGCTCAACCCAAAGAAGGTTGAGTATCTTGATGCTAATCACTGGTTCAAGTTCCTCGGATATTCCATCAAGGGTCACAATATCTCTCTGTCGTCCACACGTATCAAGACCTTTCAGAAGGAAATTGAGAAGAGGACGATAAAGAAACGTGATACCACGATGACGAAAGCCATCAATGCAGTAAACAGGTATCTCTACAAGGGGTACTGCGATTACTCTTGGTCTACTCAGGTTCTTCCAGTCATAAACGTGAAAGAGGACATCGACAAACTCAACGCCTTCGTCATGGACTGCATACGTGCGGTCAAGACAGGCAAGAGAAAGGTCGGTGGTCTCGGATACGTGAAGACTCAGGCTGTAGGTTGCATAGACCGAGGTCGTGGCAGGAACGTGAAAGCCAACAGGAGTAAGACAGAGAGCGAAATCAAGGGGTATCTATCAATCGGTTGTGCCCAGAATGCCTTGCGAACGAGCAGGGCAGCGTACAACACATTGGTGAATACTCTGTAGATGAGCATCCTAGCGCAAGGATTTGCCGGAATGAAGAGACAAGGTTTTAAATATCCCGGTTGCGGAGTGCATGGACCAATCTCTTAGTAAGAGAGGGTCCTACGCTCGTCCTAAACCGGACATTATCAATCTGATATAGCTATGCGCAGCATCTTCTGACCGGCAGACTCTGTAACCGAGCACACGGACGTGGGAGAAGGACGGACAGATTCAGGCAACGCCTCTATAACATCATCTGATTGATCCAGCTATCCAAGTTTACAACTTGAGACAGCTGGATCATTCATATGACACAAGGCGTAGCTCATCAATGAAGTACAGAGATGTGCCAGTCCGTATGACTTCCACCGGTGGCGCACACCACCAATCCCTGACGGATGGCTGAAGTTTATGCAACAGGTTTCTTAACCAGAGTAGTTGATCCTGGACGGCTGCGCAGTGGGCGCATTGTCCTGGATCACCTATTCTGGCGAATCCTGTGTCAAATCAGAAACATAAAGTATTGTGTCGAACCATCGGTCAGAGAATCACCCAAGCACGAGGGTAGTCTTTAGAGGAGAGTGAATTTATGAGTGCTGTTTCCATGCCGCCGGCTTCTACTGGAGCTTCCAGCGTCATCCGGCGGCTTACAACAGCCCTCAAATCAAGCTGCTATAGCTACGTGCCACGCTCTCAGATGAAGACAACGTTATTGCCAACGAGGTACACGAGGAGGAATTCTTTATGTCGCGATCTCTGTATCAACGCGATATGTCTGGTAATACCAGAAATCTCGCGTATTGCAAGATCCCTCAATCGTCAAGATAGAGGAAGGCAACAGCCCTATGAGTGTACCTACAAACAACCATGTGAATTGCATCACGACTTATCAAGAGTATGAGGTTTAATATCCCGTAAGGTGGAATACCTGTGCCTGCCGATATCTCCGCAGGCACAGGTATCCAGTCACGGGACCGAATCGAGAACATATATCCATGCAACATAATACATGAGATAAGTCATGCGCATTGCAGCGATGTCTGGCAAGTTCTGAGACTTCATCGAGCGTTTCATTGATTCTGAAGCCAAGGATGGGGAAGCGTACGCTTCCTGAGGTTGGCTTCATAACAATGTCACGCCCTTAATCAAAAACTTAAAGCAATGCAACGTATCAGGTTGAGTCAGACTAGGTTATTGCGAGCCGAATGGTGCGCAAGGAGAATAGATTGTATAATACTGTTTTAATCATCCTGAGCATCCAGGTGATTACCTGGATCCGTCAGGACTCAAATACAGTATCAATCAAGACTTTACAGTTACGCAACAGATTCTCTGAGCGCACTCCCTATTAACCAATACAATAGAATTATGACATACGACGAGATTATCAATGCAGTTGAGAATGGTGCTAAGTTTACCATCAACTTCCAGAAGAGAACATGTAGGGTGAATGGTAAGATAGTGATGTCCGAGGAAGATAAGCCGAAAGATACACCTTACCTGACACATGCAGTAGTTCTATTCGCGATAGAACAGAGATATAAGGCATACAAGCATTCTGTGCCTTCGGAACGCTCTGAATCCCATCGCCGCTACTACTTCAAGGCTTTGCCTGAGAAAGAGCTCTCAGACGAAGATATGATGTATGGTGAGCGACGGGAGGTAGCTAGATGTAAGCTGGAGCTATACATACTGATTCAGCTTCTCAGAGGCAACCTCGCATGGGAGAACAGATGGGGCAGATGGTTCTGGAAGTCAGAGAACGACAAGGATCTGATTATCCTCAGAGACTGGATTGAGCCAAACAAGGGTGGGGCGTAAGCCTCATCCACTAGAGTTAAATAAATTTTTAGTAACCAATTTAAAATAATTAGAATTATGAAGCAGATTGTAACAATCACTGGTGAGAACTTGAACATCGTAACAAAAAACGTAGAGGCTACAGCAGCTACCCAGAAGACTAAGGCGCAGATGCGTCTCGAAGCTCTTAAGGCAGCAGGCGTTGATACTAGTAAATATTTCCCTCTCGGTGACGACCAGCTTATCAAGATCGAAAATGGCGCAGCAGTTCCTGTAGACATGGACGATTCAACCATCGATGCGGTAGGCAAGCAGATTGTCGAGGGTGGATACGTAAGTAACTGGAAGCTCTTCCGTCGTTGGGTGATGAGCCAGATGTTTCACATGTTGCGAGACATGGAGAAGGACGGCAAGTCATTCAACGAGGTGTTGCAGAAGAAAGGCTACGAGTACCAGTGGCGCATGTTGGAGAACGAGCTGTATGCTCAGATGAAGATGTGTGACCACAAGGACTACGAGAACATCAAGGCGAGAAATCGCTGGTTCAACGGATGCGTAGCACACGATATGGCTATTGACTATATTAACAAGCTTCGCAGCTATATTGACGACAAGTGCATCTACACTACCAAGATAGACAAGGATGGAAAAAAGAAGAAGACATACAAGCATACCTGCAAGGGTAATCCTTATATCCGTCTTCAAAACGAAAACATCTTCGTCGCTGACTTGGAGAGAAAGGTATACAATCCTCTCCGTGACCTTGCCAACAAGATGAGTGCTGTAGAAACCTACAAGGAACTCTACGATGCCGTTCGCAAGTTCAACAAGAACCGCAAGCATCTCGCGTGGGATACCAAGCAGGCTGATGCGTTCATTACTGCCTACAAGGGTTCAGGTTCCTACTACACGATGAGAAACCTCATCATGTTCCACGGAGCAAGATTCCTGAAGAACGGACGAAAGATGTCAGAGACAAATTCTCTGAAGGAACTTGAGTCTAAAGCCAAGCTCTACGATGAAGAGGGTTGGAAGATGCTCGGTGTACTCAAGCAGCTTATCAAGGACAATAATATCAGCGTCCAGGGCAAGATTCTTGAATGGAAGAAAGCCAAGAGCGAGAATAAGTAATCATCAGTAAGACGTAAGGTTCGCCGCCTGAAGAATGGTGGCCCGGCAGCAATTCACAAGAGCTTCTTCAACGAAGGATCTCCTCCAGTCACTACTGGAGGTAATCCTTCGAGCTAAAGCTCTCTAGATCGAACTTATAGAGTAAGGCGCCAGCCGGGGACCATTCTAGCCAAAAGTCGGTTACTGATTCGGTAACCGATTCAATGTTTAACCAAATAAAATGAGGAATTATGAAGAAGATCAAGAAGATAATCTATGTAGACAAGCTTACTCCAGCACCCCTTGACAACAAGAATGTCATGCTGGACTGGTGGGAAGAGAATATGTTCGACGACGGAAGCTACGCATTCTCAGGTAATACGTATCTAGGATTCATTGCCGGTGTTCCGGTAATGGCCACCGTAAAGAACAATGTTGTCGAGCTGAAATGCATCCCGCAGCCCTACAGAAGCACGGACAAGCTTGATGATTTCGGAAATGCAGTCATAAAAAACTTGACTGAAGACGAATGTCACCTAACGACCTACATGGTTCCGGCGTACAAGCAGTACATAGATGACGAGCGTGAGGGAGACGCAAAACTACTAATATCGTTCTCCATCTACGAAGATGAAGCTACGATTTCATTCCACTGGAATGTACCGAAAAATTAGCCAAAAGGTCAGTCGTTAGCAGCGGCTGACTACTCATATCATAACTAAATTTTGTTTAAATGGTTCAAAGCCGGTCTGTCGTGAGACACGCCGGTTTTTGTTCGCAAAGTTTAACCAATCAAATTAGAATTATGAGTAGAAATTACTGGACATTAGGTAAGGAAGGAATGAAGACTCGTCTGTCAAAGGCACAGGCAGCTTACGAGAACGCATTAGAGAACGTCAGCGACTTGCATGTCAAGATCAGCGATGGCAACACAAAATTGGGAGCTATCCCATCCGTGTCGCTCATTCCGGTCATGGATTGCGGTAACTGTTCAATCTGCTCCAAGAGCTGCTACGACCTGCGCAATGACATGATTTACAAGGAGGTCATCAAGACGAGAGCTATCAATTCTGCACTCTACCATGAGGATCCCGAGCGATACTTCAAGGAAATTGATGGGTATCTCGACTACCGATTCCCTCGTGCATTCCGATTCCACATCTGCGGCGACATACAGGACAAATGGTATCTTGATAAGATGTGCGAGATTGCTCGCAAGCATAAGGATACCAAGTTCCTGGCGTTCACGAAGATGTTCGATGTGTGTAACGAGTTTCTCGATGAGGGCAACGTCATTCCTGAGAACATGCACATCCTATTCAGCGGATGGCTTGGTCTCAAGATGGATAACCGCCACGGATTTCCGGAGGCGCATCCTATCTTCGAGAGCGGAACGTCTGCTCCGGAAGGAACACGTCTGTGTACCGGAAACTGCACAGAGTGTCTGAAGGAAGATAGGTTGTGCTGGTCTATCGGGAAAGGACAGGCGGTAGGATTCCTCGCACACTAGCCAAAATCCTCGTCGAAATGACGGGGTACTATGTCTAACCAATTAAAATTTGTGAATT